CCTGTACCATCACTACCTGTTTTAGTAATTGATGGAGTATTAAAACCTGTGCTTACAGTTAGATTTGCAGCGAAAGCATTTAACACTGGCGATCCGCTAGTTGCAAGATCAGCTGTATTAAAGTTTATTACATCATTTACTGTAATATTATTAGCATACACATGGTTAACCGCAGTTGCGGTGTTAGCACCAATTGAAACTGTACCGTTCGTTAATAATGTACCTGATGTTCCATTTCCTAAATAAATTGTGCCAACATATGCGCTAGCAAATTTAGAGCTACTGCCACCAAGTGTAGCAGTATTATCGCTGGAAGGTGAATAGGTTAGCTTATCGTCGTGCCAAACAGTACTAGCTGAAATGTTAGAACCGTCTGCACCAACAGTACCTGTGTTCAATCTATATGCAGCATCTGCTCTATAAGCTCGCTCAGATAGTGCTAGTGCTGTTGTATTATACTCGCTTCTTAAATTCAAGCCTGGACGAATTGTTGCACCGATACCACCTGAACCAACAAGTTCAGCATACCAGTTAACACTTTCACCTTCTGTATTATGTGCTGCGTTAGCAACGGTAAATGTAGCATGGTCACTGAAGATGGCCATGATAGTTTCTTTACCGTTTACTGTAGTTGTTGAGCCTTGATTTACAGCACCGTCTGAGGAATCATTTACATATACAATAGCTAGAACTGCACGGTCTACGCCACTACTGTCTTTGAGGAAAATATTTCGTAGTTTTGTACCGTAGTTAGTTGGCGAACCGATATTTGAAGTTGAGCTATATGCGCTGGATACTTCGCCTGAATATCCTGCTATTTTGAATGATGTTCCGTCATATACATAAAGTTTGTCTAGTACAGTATTAAAATAAGCTGTACCAGCTACAAGATTTGTGCTTGGTGCTGTACCAACAACAATGTTAGTTGCTCGCTTCCAGTTTGTTCCGTCATAGACTCTTAACAAGCCTTCAGCTTTATCATACCAAAGCTGGCCTGTAAGTGTTGTCCCTGGCGTAGGAGCCGTAGCACTTGCAAAATTTTCTAGATGACGAATAGCATTTTGTACAAAGTATGCGCCGTAGTTTGATACGTTTCTACCTACTAGTGCTAACGAATAGGTACTTGTATCAACCGTTGAGTCGGCTACACTAACTGTTATGCTACCATCTGCATTACTGACTGTATATGGCATTTCTTTTTCCTCAATTAGCTCAACTGTATTCTAACAGTATAAATGATTTCAATTATTCTGTTCTGTGACTTTTGCACAGGGTGAAAAATAACGTGTGTTAGCATAGTACTGGTATCAATCGGATCAGCGGCGCTTGGATCTGATGGATAGCTGAACAAACCAATCTCATCAAAAACATAGTCACCTTCATTAGTTGTACTCTGGTCAAACAAATCTTGGTTGTTTGGTTCATCGTAACCTAATGTACAAGTTACCTTAATATCTGTATAACTTGGCCCAGGTAAAATCTCAATTTTGTCAGTGGCTGTTCCGCCCGAAATAATTTTTTTGTATGTTCTGCTGTAAAGACTAGCACTACTTTCGTAGGCTTCACTTACACGCGGAGTTTTATAAATTACTCGTCCGGAGGTATCAACGCTGGTTGCGCCATTACCAAAAGCCAAATATTGAAGATATGCACCCTGAGCATTATTTAGGGCATTAGCTACCATGTTAGCCATGTTGCCGTAGTGAATAGCATTGCGCTTATTAACCAATTCTTGGCCTGTTTCTTTATCGCGGATAAGAATGTGTCCGCTCATATTGAGACCGGCTGTATCGTCTGGTTCGCGCACAGATTCTGTATCTTTTTCGCTATTCATCAAACTTTCACCCTTTTCATTACTTGCTAGCATATTGTGTTTATTTATCACTTTTTTCATTCTCTGTATTATAACTCTACTTAATTACAGATCATGCAAGAATCTCATAATGCTTGTAACATTTGAAATATCAGCATTTCCAAAGTCTGCTAAACTACTTGCACCTGTATCTAACCAGACATTTGCTTCTGGATTTAGATCATTGAAGGTTTCCTCAATATCACCAGGGAATACCTCAACAGTAATTGGTGCACCAGTTACATCTGTAATTAACCAGTTTTGTATAGCAGTACCTGCAACACCTCTTGTCAACCCGCCAAATGTATTGCCTGTTTTTCTTTCATACAATACCTTTTCTGACCCCAACCATAGTACGCCTGGAACTTGTGGTCTTGGGTTAGCAAAACCGCTAGCATCAGCGACTGTAATCTCTGTAGAATAACTGAACGCATTTGCTGCTAGTGTAGTCTTATTGTTTTCTAGTATTCGTAGATACTCAGTTTGACCAAACAAGTTTTGGTGTATCTGATACTGAACATTACTTGCATTAGCACTAGCAGTTTCTGCAGGTACTATAGTTGCATTTGTTACAGCTTCGTCAAACAGATCAATTGACGTATACACACCAATTCTATATTGAACATTAGCATTAGCTAAGGCTGCAATATTGGCGCTTGTAAAGTAGTCATCTTCAATTGTAAATGTGCCTGCCCCTGTAATTGCATTTGCTGTTACATTGCTTACATAGAAGAATGTATTAGCATTAGCACTCGGAATATACAATGTGTTAGTTGATGTACCTTCTGGTATGATCAAGTTACCGTTTGCATATAGTTGGACTAGAGCAGGGAAAGTTGAATCTCTATCTGCTGGGAATGTAACTGTAGCATTACTCATTGTAGCATTTACAAAGAATACATTACTTGAGTTTACAATAGCTATGCCGTTAGCTGACAATGTAATATTTGCACCGTAGTCATAGTTTGCTAAACTTGCTGCATCGTATGCAAAACCAAGACCGTCAAACGATACTAATGAAGTTGTAACATTTGATATAGTTACACTATTACCGTTTGGATAGATGTTTGTTGTGACACGCATAATCATTGATTCTAGCGGACTCAACATTACCATTTCTTCTGGGCGCTCTTCACCGTATAGAACACGCTTGAATGTTACGCCGTCAAAGCCTTCGTAGGTAGTATTGTTTCTACGGAATGTAATATTACCCTGTACAGTTTCGCTGAAGATGCCCTGATAATTGAATACATCAATTCGTTCATCCCATTCAAAACTATCCCATATGTCAGTATCCCAAGCAAATACATCTAAGTAATCTGTGGTGCCGTCTAATCCAAATACAGCCTTAGTAAAGACATTTGCATCTAGTACGTCACCTCTAAAGTTACCTCCAACCTTGTCTTTGACTAATGCTAGTGTTAACGACAAGTTACCTGCATCAATGATATTTGTTAAAATATTAGCGTTAGTAATAATATTAGCATCTGAACCAGCGGCAGTGTTGCTGTAGTGTGCATTTACTTCTTCGACAAACATTGTTTGCACTTCTGGATCAAACTTAAAGATACGATCAACTGCTCGTGTATTAGTATTAGCTGAAACTTCAGCATTTGACTGTAGTGTTAAGTTAGCAATATTTCTAGCAATACTACGATTAATTGTGGTTGTATTTGCATTGAATCCTGTTTGGGTCATTTCCCAGTTAGTTCTGTCAAATACAATTGTTGTAGTGCTGCGTCTAAATGGCGCGGCATTCTTATCAAGTATGCTGTTGTAGTTGATATATCTGTCATCGTTTGCTAAAATATTAGCATCATCTAATAGATAATCATCAAGTATTCTAACATTGCCGGTAACTGGATCAGGATATGGTGGCTTATCAAAGTCACTGATCATTCCTACACCAATAAGTTCTGTTGGTGCTCTCTTACCGTCCTTGTATTCACGAATCTTAGCTGTGAATGGTTTGGCTTCGTTCATGTATTCGATAACTTTATCAAAGTTCTCTGGCTTGAAGCCAACGAACTCAATTAGGTCTTCTTCATCTTTTTCTACATAAACATAAGAAGTCTTAAACGCCCAAGATAGTTCTCCCTGCTCCATGTAGGCATGCTTCATTAGAGCGAAGAACAATACATTCCAGTACTGATTGTTTCTAAATACATTGTCTTTTAGTGCAACTAATAGATTTCTTAAATCAACTGGGTTTGTAGTTGGGAACACACCTGCATCAAACACAGAATCTTTAATTCTAATAGTTTCGTTTTCAATAGCAATGAGTTTGTATGCCTGTGCGTCATAATCAAACATCCATAGCTGAGCACGGTCGCCAGTTGAGCCTTTAACCTGCAATACTGTTCCGTCTGGAACATCTAGGTTTGATTCTAGTTCACTAATACTAGATACATTATAGATTGGCTTGTAGCTGCTATCGTATCTAACCTTTGTATTTGTTGACTGGTCTACATATCGGACTTCGTACCATGTAGCTCTTTCAAAAATATTGTCATAGGTTAAGTTTACATCCCAGTTTGGATAAATGGATTTTAACTTAATGTCTGCTAATATTTCATTGAGTACATAAACCATTACACGGCGAGCATCCCACAAGTTGTCAAACATTGTTTGACGAGGGCGGAAACTAATACCGTAGCGTTCAACGTTACTCAATCTACGATCCGGAACGAAGTCGCCTACAGCATCCTGACCGCATAGGCTGTCAATTAGCTTATCAGACAAGTGTTCAGGAACAATACTGTTGTTGTCGCCTTCGCGCATCAGCTTCCATGCAGTATGTTTAATGCCATCGGCATTTAAATTACGGCTTAGATTAATCTGGATAACACCGCTATCTTCAGGTAGTACTTGACCAATATTGTTTAGAACAAACGAAGTGTTGCTAACAAAGCTGACTAAGTTGAGACCGTAGCCGCTTGGGTTTGCAATAAACTTAGCTAATGTTTCTACATCGTGCTTTCTACCTAACTGTTCTACTAATCTAGGATCTAGCTTAGAACGATTCTGTACCCAATAATAATAGAAGTTTTCATAACGCTCATTTACAGGATCATATCGTCTTTCAGTTACATATCTATCTAACCAACGTGGTGTACCATCGCCTGTCCAATTTTGTGGCAGAGCTTTACTTTCAACCCATTCACATACCGTGATAGTGCTTCCTGGGAATGTACGGCCCCAATTTTTCCAACGTTCAACATCGCTGCCCTGCTCATACCACATGTAGCGTAGTGTGCTGGTATCCCACCATACTTTACCCACATTGTTCTGACCAAAGTTGGTACGAGCGTTATTGTAATTTACAGGATCGCTAGTACTTACAAAGTGAATTTCATTGCGTACAAATCCTGGAATAATGCCCTTGAATGGATCCCAGAACTCAAAGTCTGTTATCTTAGCACCACCGTCCTGATCGTACAGAATTACATTTTTTACATAGTTTGGATTGGTCAGCGGAGTCTGCCAACGCTTTGGTACACCGTACTCTAAGTACGCCCAACCGCCGTTTGTGAATCCAGGCATAGATACATTAGCAGGGTCTCTGTTAATATAAGTATCAATCCATGCTTTTGGTTCAGTAGCTAGTGAGATATTTGATGTATCTGTATCATCAACTTCTTCAACAGAGTTTTCATCAAAGAAACGCTTACTCTCAAAATAGAACACATTAGTTGTTTGTCTATTTTTACTGCTTGTAAGTGTTACATCCTCGCCAAATATGTTCTGAATATCATATTCATATAGCTCGTTAGTAAATTCTAAATCGCCTGGGAGGCCTAAACCTGTGTCTAATCCTTCAACAGGTGGTTTTAGTTTAAAATCAGTTGGATTCTGTGCAGAACCCTTGTTTAAATTACCAAACCAGCTATTTGGGTCAGTCTGAATACTATTAACGCATAGCAATGACAGTACCTGTGGCGGCTCAACTGTATTGTATCCTTCAGGTCCGTAGTTTGCTGCATCCTGCTCAGGTGTTAATAAACCAAATGCACTATTCTTATATAATTCTTCAATCTGTGCAGTTGCTTGCTGACCTGTGAGATTTGGTGTGCTCAATGTAGCTTCAATACATAGCATACCGTTAAAATAATCACCAACAGGTATACCTAGTTTCTCTGGGAAGCCCGGAGTACCTGTAATTCTTACACCAGGATATCCGGGAGTCTTAATATCAATCTGGTCAATACCGACACCTACTGGCAGTACGTCAACGGAGATATCTTTTGGTCTATAGCCTGCATCAGCTAGGGCGTTATTCATTTGAAGTGCAATGACTTCTGGCGCACTAACATCACCTACAGTATCAGGCAATCCTAGTGCTTCCTTAGCTGTGCCCTTTTCAGAGCAATCAGGTACTTCCATTGCAGTTAAGAACAATCTTGCACCTGAGCCGCCAGCAATTGCTCTAGGTTCGGCGTAGTTGCCAAAGTCAATATCAGCAGGATCAATATTAATAATCTGTTGCTTACTGATAAACTGACCGTTGATAAAGACGTAAGTTAATGGATCATAACCGCCTGGTGTGCCGTTAAACAGTTCGTAACGATAACCAATTCCACCTTCATTAAAGGCTAGTGGATCATCAATACGCACACCGTTTACAAGTCTGTAGCCATTAAATGCTGTTGCATCAATAACTCGGCGATATTCATCTAGGTTAGCCCAATCAGGGTGCTTGTTATTTTTATTAATGTTTGATCCATCAGTATTAACAAACGGTGGCTGCTGATATTCTGGATGAGTACCGCCATACAGAATGTTATTTCTTAGAGGATCAACAAGACCTAATGCTTGTTCTGGGAAAGAATTTTGACCAATTGGTTCGTAATCATATTCTAATGGGATACCCATTGTTAGGTCTGATGGGAATACTTTATACAAACCTCTGTCAATGATTCTTAGAGCGGTAATTGACCCCTCAGCATCAGTGCCTGTAACAATAAATTTAGCAACACGCAATGGACCGTTCAATGATCTAAAGTTGTTAAGCATTTGTACCTTAGTGCGCGATGCTGTATCTGTTGTGCCATCACCTGCATCACCTGCTTCAGCAGTTGCAGGATCAATACCAATTCGTGCGTGAATCATGGGACTTGATCTGCCCAGGCGAGGATCACAAATTTCAACTAGCCCTCTATAATTTAGAGGTTCAACTACAGTATACTGAATAGCACCTGAGTTTAGTGCGTTTGCTACGGTTGTATTAGCAAAGAATCTGTCCGACACAGTGAACGATCCTGCGCCTGTAAATGTATTACTCATGCTAACATTACTTACATAGAAGTTAAAGTTATTTGCTGCGTTAGCATACTGATTTGATGCAGCAAACAACAATGTTACCCAAGTGTTAGCCTTAATTGACGCAACATTACCACTAATTGAAATATTACTGTTGCTTAGGAATGTAGCATTACCTGAAGCATTATAAGTAGTTGCACCAATAGTAATATTTGCCGCAGCAACTCTATAGAACTTTTCTCTTACAACTGTTGTGCCATTTTGTCCTACAGCATCTTGAACTAGTAATATAGTTCCTCTGCTATAAACAGAACCGGCTACTGATGCTAGATCTTGAGCATTAATTGTTGTATATTGACCAGTAAATCTTTCACCAAGATCAACAATCTTTACGTCTGGTGGTGTTTGAGAGTCGTACCCGATACCCCAATTTACCATTTCAATAAACTTAATGCCACCTTGTTCATCTAGTTCAGTGACAACAGCCTCAGCACCAAAGCCTGGTGCATCGTTACCACCAATAACTACACGAAGGTTAGCTACATCAGTATAGCCATAGCCCGGATCGTCAATACACATTAATGTTAACGGACCCTGTGTATTGTTTACTGGAGTACCACCAATTAGACGTAGTCTATCGCCTACACTATATCCGCTACCACCAGTAGAGAAGTTTGTTGTAGTTGTACCAGTGATAGTCTTAGCACCAATAATTGAGTTACCTAGATTTAGAACGGCTTCTAGTTCATCGTCACTATCAAACTGAGTCCACTCAGTATCAATTGGTAGGCCTTCCTCGTCACCAACACCATACACATTTAGTGCTCTGTCGGTATAGCTTTCTCCTGCGGTTACAGATCTGCTTTGGTCAAAACCTCTGCTGATATGGAAATCAGCTACTTGTTTTAAGCGACCAGGCCCGCAACCGTTTTGTACATTAAACGGATTATCAGTACAAGATCTGAGAACTAGATTACCTGTAGCTTTATTAATGTCTGCGCGAATACCGATATCAGCACAGTTAATTTGTGCCTTAAATGTTTCTGCTGTTGTACCGGTTATAATAGTTTTACCGTTAATTACAAGTTCAGATCCCTGTGGTATGCTTGCAAGATTTTGTGCAGATACACTAGCGGTTGGTGTTGGTTTAACCATTCTAGCAATAGCAGGTGCACCTGCAGGAACAAGGGCACCAGTTGAATCAAACACTAGTGGTGTAATGTTAATAGTTGGGATAGCTGTATATCTAATCTTATCCTGTCTATTTTCAAATTCTGCTTCTTCAATTGGTGTTTCAATTGTCACATTATTAATAGCAGCGGTTAGGCCGCCATTATTTTCTGTGGCTGCTTGTTTCTCGGATACACCAATACCAGGTATTGTTGGGCCAGTAGGTGATAATGTAATGCCACCAGCATTGTTGTTATTTGTAACAACCATACCGTTGACTACATTACTAATTGGTGTAGCCATAGTGTCTATCATAAATGTGCTGCCAATTCGCTTTGGACTATAGTTAACAGCTCTAAATGTATTATCTAGATTTAGTTGTGATGTCTTAAACCATGGCTGAGATGAAAGCTCTGTTGATTTCAATGGACGAGGTGTTCTTGAAACAACTTCAAGCTTCTTAGCTAACGGAATTACAAATCCGCCAGTTACACGCTGACTGGTAGCATTTACAAATCTGTTGCCATCTAGTGCGACAGAATAACCATAGCTTTGTGGATCTATAACTTTTTTAGTATTTCTAATCTTATAGCTTGTTGGCATATAAGAATGACCAGTCATTTCTGGCTGCGAATAACCAGAGAAGTTTAGTCTAAGGTTAACATCAAATATGTCTCCAAAGTTTCCACCACCACCAGGGAATGGAATAACAGTACCGTCTGGGAGTGTAATAGGTCCTGTAGGTCCACCAGTTGTGCCGCCGCCTGGGTTTGGATTTGGTGCCGGGTTATACAATGCCGAATCTTGTGCTGCTAGTGTAGTTGGATCTACATAGCCATCATCGCTAGGACATTTTCTACCAGTAAATTTAACTGGTTCTTCAGGCGTATTGGGCGGCTTAACTCTAAAGATAAAGCTACCAACCTTTTTATTGTTACCAAATATACCACGGATGAAATAATAGCCGCCGGCCTTTAGCTGAATTGTTCCTGACTTAGTTGTTGCACCGTGTAAACCACCGTTATTAACTATTGCATTTTGATGTGTATAATTCTTTGGATTACCTGGTTGATAACCGTCGTCCTTATAATATTCGTCGCCTGATTTATCATCATTTGGTGATACCCAAACATATGATGCATCGTCAGATGTGGTACTAAATGTATAAGTTCCGTCAACAGGTGCGCGATAATAGCCCTTAAATTCGTAAGTTACATATTGTTGTAGTGAAGGAATATCAACTATAGGAACGCCTACAGACTTACCACTTAGCTTACCGTTTGCATTTGCACCATTTACAGTCTTATGAGTAGTTGAATTACTACCAGTGCCATATGGATAATAGATATTATCATCGGCAGCATTGCTAGCACCAAAGTATCCGTCGCCCAATCCTTTCTTTTTCTTACCAAACAAGCCGCTGAGTAAGCCGCCAATAGCTAAACCAATACCAATAATTGGAATAGCAGCACCAATTGTCGCCGCGGCAGTTATTCCCGTAACAGCAGCACCAACGCCCGCAGCAGCAGCAGCACCAGCAGCAGCGCCTACAGCAGCGCCAGTTGTAGTGCTTACTCGTTTCTTTCTCTTTGCATCAGCATAGGTAAATTGTTCAATTCTGGCGCCGCCGCGATAAGCACGGGATGGTGCAGCTCTATCTGGGCAGGTTGCAAGGAATCCATTATTTGGATCCATTGGATCTTCCTCGACACCAGTATAGATTAAGAACAATTTGTATTTGCCAGTAGTATTGCCTACACCTTTGTTTACAGTGATGCGAACATATTGACCGTTTCGACAATCAATAGTTCTAGCAATGAAGCCAATGTTTTTAACACCATTATATTCGCCGTAGCGATCTATTGCTTCTAATCTTTCTAATTTTAATCTCTTAGTTTCACCAATAGCTATTGGATTATCGATACCAAATGCTGAGTTAACTTCTGGTAATAGATTTGTTGAGAAGCGTGGTATGTTTGTTACACCGTAGACACCAATTTGTTGACCGTCATTGACACGCGAAATGCCGCCTTCAGCAATTGGCGTTTGCATTGTAGATGTAACCATTTTAATTTCAGCTGTTGATACATTGCTTCTACCAAAAGTAATATCATCAGACTGTTCAATAGTAACGCCGTTAGCAACAATATCGGGGCTGCTAAAATCAAAGAATACATAGAACGGATTGTTACCAACAACAATAACGGTATGTTCTTCATGCACACTACCACTAACTAAGAAATCTGTGTTAACATTTGCGTTAGCACTTAACACAGAGTTGCTAAAGGTTAGTGTGCCGCTTACTGGTGTATATGTATATGCGTTAGCAGATATTGACGTATTAGTACTTGATAATCTAACGGACTCGATAATTAATCCCTTAGAAATAGTCACACTATTACTTGAAAGATTTGCTGATGCAACAATATTAGCCTTAGAAAGTGCGTTACCATCAAGTTCAGTTTTTAATATGCCATAAACTTGCGATGGTCTATTATAACATGGCAAGTCTGTTGAAGGTGGAATAACAACTGGACTTAGTTGGCATGGCCCTGGCAATGCTTCTAGAGCACCACCGGTTAACACTGGTTTACCATTTACTAATGGAGCAGCATAAGTTAAATCGTTATTAGCTCTGCCTAATCCTCTGCCACCACTTAGTGGAGCCGTTTGATCACCACGTTCTGCAATTACCTGAGGATCACCGACTGGTGCTGGAGTAGTATCATTAGTATCCTCACCGGTTGAACCGCTAGGTAAAGAAGTTAGCTGGAAGGCAGACCATGGATTGTTTGCATCTCCAGGAACTGGGTTATATTCGCCTGGTAGTTTAACAGCATCAGTTACAAGATTTTTCCAACCTCGTCCGCCCCAGCCAGTATCTGGAATTGGTCGACGGAGTACAGCATTTGCTGGTAGTTCACTAAGTCTAATATACTTAACTCGTGTTACTGTACCATTATAATCTTTGTATATTGGCGCTGGGTTTCCTTCAGCATCAAAATTCTTATAATTATAGCCGACTAGCTGATTTTTATAAGTATGTGCTTCGGTCCAGAAGCAGGCAACAAATATGTCGTCAGCTCTTATTAATGTATTAGCAGGATTATTGTGGTTAGTCTGACCTTCCAATAATACTGAGTTAGCTAGTTCGTTTACATCATTATTCTTTAATGGGAATACTGTAAAGTTTTTACTATACTTGAATCTAGGCTGTCTTGTTGACCATCCTTCTGTTGCAGCACCCGGATACGGGTCAGTACCACCACTGATAAATGATGTTGGGCTTTGGCCGCCGCCTGTATTACTATAATATCCTTTGCCGTATCCCCAGAATGTTGGGAAACCAGCAAAGCCCTCTAGGTGACCTGGTCCTTCAACTTGTGGCTCCCACTTACCCGGAGTTAGGCCTGGTGCCCACATTAAGAATGAATTGTAACCTGTACCGTTAACTGTAATCTTTGTATCTTTTAGATTTGGTGCAGATGCGCCAATTACGCTTGGTGGTAGTTTAGCCCAAGTTATAGCAGCATTAGAACTATTTCCGCCCACTACTGCAAATGGTTCAGGTATTAATTGCTTACCTACATAGAATGCAGGCTCAACTGGTGGAATATCAATATAGTACGCTTCGTTAGCTGATACACTATCTGTTTGTGCAGAAGTGTTGCCAGTAAACTCAGTATCAGTGTAGTAATATAATGTTTCTACTGGTAGCGGAATGCTTTCTCTATCTAGACTGTTGTTTGCATTAATTGTACCCCAGAAGTCATGTGGGAATGATGGAGGTAGTACTTTGTCAACTAGGATCCAGTAGTACTTGTCTTGATCATTCTTAACAATTTCGTAAACTTCAATCAACCATCCAGCTGGTGTTTGTACTGCCTTTAGTGACCATCTAGGACCTGCATTTACACTGAATGCAGTATCTGCACCATAAGGTGATGTTTCAACGTTACCACCTCTTGTAGCACTTAAATCATATATTGGTCTCTTTTTGCCCATCGCAGCAGGATCAATATATGATATTGGACCGTTGCCTGCTAATACTGTTAGTATTGGGGCAGTATCAACGTGGCTTGGTGGTTGTTGTGGCAAATCTCCTGGATTCTGGTCATCTTCTGAAGGATCTGCAACTAAACCTTGATCATTGTCAAACTTAGTTTCAGATCCAACATCAGTACCGTCAGCAAAACCAGGATCTGGATTATATGTTATTTCTGATCTTAGAGTGTCTAGGCCAATTGAGAAGTCATCGTTTGGATCGGCTGTGTATGCTCTAGGTTGTTGTACTCTTACATATTTGCTGATTTCAAAGTTCCATAAGTAACGCTGGCCTGTCATTAGATCAGTGTAACTAATTCCGCGTAATGGCCCTATTCTAATTGGTCCTTTATTGAATGTTGGATCTATAGATGTTTCGTTGCCAGAACTTAATACTAAGTTACCTGTGATAGCATCTCTGTTAGATAGAGAAATAAGTGTATTTTCATCCTTAACATATGGGCCGTAATTACCAATCTGATAGGCAGGTGCAAAAGAAGATGCTGTTGCATTGGTGCCAAGTTGCGAATTATTTGCAACTGAGTTAATAGGTAAATTGCCCACAGTTGAATTATTAAACTGTCTAGAAGGAATAAAGTTCTTAGTGCCAGCTGGAACAGGAAGCTCTGTACTGATGTCCGAAAGCATATTGAAGCCTACAGACATTGTGTTGCCGCGTGAGCTAATAGCAGCACGGCGAAGATTCATTTCTCTGTTAATAGCATCAACAGTACCTTGTAGATTGTTATAGCTAGTAATGGATAGATCGATACCATTTAGTTTAACAACGCCATGGTCTAGTGTTGTTAAAATTGGGAAGCGATCGTCTGCAACATTCATTTCTCTAAAGATTGTAAAACCAGTTGAGACACTTGTATTAGAATCTAAAACATTTGCATCAAAAACAATATTTGTTGCATTAACAGAATATGCATTAGCAGGTACCAATTGACTATTTGCGGTGTAGATAACTGTTGTATCAGTTAACAAACCATTGTTTGAAATCTGCACAGTTCTTGTTGAAAGATTTGCGCCACGAGCATAAGCCTGTACACGATCCAGGTAAACAGATTCAACGCCTTCTAGTGGCATTCTATCTTTTACAATAATACTGTCAGGTGTTATTTCGTCAATAAAATAGATGTCATTGTACAATCTAGGATCAGCAAAATGAACTGCTATTCTCTTTCTGTTTTTTGCATACTCTGGGCTGATACCGTGTGGATCAGTAGTCTTGATTTGCAAGCCTTTCTTGATCAACCACCCTGTTCTGTCATCGTTATAAGTGAATGGTGCATCAATTTCAATTGACCTGTCGTCAGGTGTACTGCGAACAGTATATGTTCCGGTAAATGCGTTTGAGAAAATTCTTACCACTTGTCCAAGTTTAACATCGTGGGCCGCACTAGTAATAATCTTAGTGCGATCCATGTGTTGCACTTCAACAGTTGATGGGACTGTTAATGTAAAGGAAACATTACCCAATCCGCTTACTGTATTGGAAGGAAGCTCTAAGCTGTATCCAATGATATTTAAATTTGCTGTTGCATTAGCTGTAGTAAACAATCCATCGTTAATTACTGTAAAGGTGTTTGTTACTAGATTTGCGGCTGTAACATATACAGGACGATTGTTTGAACTTGTAAGTCCGCCTGCGCCAATTCTTAATTTAATATAACCGGGTACTGCAAAGTTAGCAGGAATAGCGCCAGCACTATTAATAGTGATATTGCCATAACTGTTAAATGTTACGTTAGCATTAGCATTATAGATTATGTTAGCATTAGAGAAATATGGATCTTTAATTACCAAAGAAGTAGGTACAGGGAACGCCATATCATCTTCTTGAATAAAGCCGCCTCTACGATTAATGCTTTCTACATAATATACGTTACCGTTAGCAACAGGATCACCGGAAGCAAATAATGTAATATTACCCGGAACCTTAAAGTCGGTTGGGATAAAATCAAAAGTCTCAATTGAAATGTTACCATTTCCGTTAAAGAACACATTACTTGCTACGCCACTGTACTGCACACCGGAAACAATATTAGCCAATTCAGGGCCAGTAATTTCAAGTTTTCTGCTTGTAACATTAGAAGCTAGATAATAGATATCAGTATTTCCAGCATCATAGTTAGGTGTAACAGTTAACAGATAATCAATATTACCTAGGCCTACAAGAACATTTGAATCAGTAAAATAACTGTTCTTAACTGTAAATGTACTTGCTGCTACGTTAACACTTTCTACAAGAACAGTCTTGTTGTAGATGTTGCCATCTTGTGTATACAGTTTCACATATGATGGTGCTGTAAATTCACTTGGCAGCGGGCTTACGCTTGTAAATGTAACATTACCGCTACTGTTCAATACAACTGTTGCATTTGAATAATATTGAACACCTGAAGTTGCTGATAATGTAATTGCATCATTTTCTTTGATGTTGTGTACATTTCTAAAATTCAATACCAGTGTATTAGCTGCTGGAGAATTGCTTACTTGAACATCAGCATAGATCTTAGTTGTGATTGGCTTGTAGTCGGCGATAGCAATATTACTTCCGGGCGCTGGACCAATGCTCTTAATACGAGCTTCAATCATTCTAGGTGCTGTTGGATTTGTAATATCTGCTTGACGTTGTTGAATAATTCTTTCGTTAGTCCAAACAACAACATTGTCACTTACATCAGCGTTTTTAAGTGTTAAGAAGTAATCCAGATATCTAGCTGTATCTGCTTCACCGATCATGTTTGAATCTAGATAATTAAACAAACTATTATTTGTTACAAGTTTTGCTCTGTTTTCACCCGGTGTTTGATACAAGAATGATACAGTTGAATCAATAGGTGATAGTTTGTAAACATTCCAGTCTTTATTTTCAGAAACTGCAACGTGAATCAAGTGACCGCCAGCTGGTTTAACAATAATATTGTCGCTAAACAGATCTGGGAGGTCAGCAATGCTATAAGCCATGAAATTAACATTAGCAGGGTTCACATAGCCGGCATTTGGCATTCTTAAGAATGCATTATCCCAGATTCCTGTAAAGTTAATTGAATTAGTAGTTGGCCATAGGTTATATTCTCTTACGCCTGATGGTTTCTTTAGGAATCGGTCAGCATCGTCAATATCAAACAATATAACATCATCACCTCTAATTTCTGGTGTGATTTCATAAGATTTTCTAGCACCAAGTTTAATAGCAATGCCATCCTGAACCTTAACAACGATGTTTAGTACGCTGTCAGGTAAGTCACCCTGATAATTATTTGTGAACTGTACGGTTCCACTTTCAACAAACTTGATAACAGTTTTTGGATCAGAAATTCTGTTTGGGTTGATAGCCGGTAATATCCAACTATTGTTTGATGTAGCGGAGAAGTATTTTACAGAGTTTGGAAGACGATCAATGTATAGGGTAATCTCATCGCCGGCAGCACTTACTTCCCATACATTCTGATATTCAGTACTACCCTTTACAGCTGAGTTTGCTAGCAATAGCTGATTTGGTACTTCAACGTCAGTATATCCTGTGTGGAAGCCATTAACATACAACTTAAGATGCTTATATTCTCCGTCAACAACATTGTTATTATCAGCTGAAATATTTGAACTACTTTGCTCAGTGCCGGTACCTAGTGTATAGGTAAATGTTCCGCTTGGCCCTAATTGACCTTGTAGCTCATGTTGCCATCTGTCGCCTGCATCAAATGTCCAATTATAGCCACCGGATGAATTAGCACCATTAACAAACTGATTTACTTCGACACCGTCAACAGTTACAGTAATATTTCCTGCAACAGTTGTATTTGCGCCAGTAACTGAATATCGCTGTGTTGGCTGATATCTACCGTTTGTTAGATGTAAGTTTGCATCTGCGCTAACGATACTGAAGTCGTTACCGGTGATGGTTAATGTATAGTTTGCAACTACAGCATTTGCTGTACCTGTACCTGTACCAGGGCCCGAAGCAACAAAGTTAGTTTTTATAGCGTTACCTGTCCCGGCGGCATTTGCAGTAGCATAAAAAATTGTACCAATTGAATTTGAGGATGCACCAAGTGATGTCCAATTAGTATTTCCTGCTGTTTCAATAATATATTGATTTGATACTACTAAGTTTGCTGAATTTACTCTAGCTGCACCTATTAAGGTAAAATCAGTAGTACCAATACTAGTAATTGTATATGCTGTGTTACTAGCTATAGTATTAGCAACGAATGTTTCCTCAACATCACTTCTAAATACTGCGGCAGTGATATTACCGCCCAAGCCCGGGGTGTTGCTAAATGCAGTAACAATGTCTGCTGCACTAGCAACATTTGAAAGATTAACAGTAACGTTACTGTTACCAAAGTGATCAGTGATAACAATGTTTCCTGCTAGCGATGTGTTGCTAGTTGCAATCCAGTCAACGGTACTGATAGCAGTTACACGCTGGAATGTTGTATCAACTGTGCTAGTAACAATATTACCTGCAATAATTGTTACACCTACTGGTATTGCATAACCTTGACCAGAATTTGTAACAGTAATACTATCTAGTTCTCTAGCTGAATTTAATGTAGCTGTAGCGGTAGCCTGGATTCTATTAGTGCCTGATGTTGGTGCGCTGATAACAATCTCCGGTGCACCGTAATACTTGTATCGTCTACTAATAACATCAATCTTTTCTACAATACCTGTAATGTCTTCGGGGAAAGCTAGTGTAATTAGCTGTGGGTCGTTAACAATCTCGCTCTTTTCAAGTTTTAGTTCAACACTCTGATTGTTATCGGTATCACCAAAGTCGGCTACCTTTAATGCCCATTCGTCGTACACAGCAACGTTACCCTGGACAACTACGTTGCTTGCCGCAATCTTTCTCAAGCTAGCAGAAGTACCCTTGTTTTGAATCATACCGCGGTAGAATTCAAACTGGTCATCTTCTGAAATGTCTAGGTCTTTGAGATAGTCTCTTTCCTCAAAACCAAACATTGATCTTGCAGCTTTGTAAATTTCTTTTTCAACCGGAATAAAGCCTAGCTCGTGGTAGCGGCCTAGGCTTTGTGCCATGTTATCAAAGTTAGGTAATAGTTCACTACCGTTGATAATGAAGCCTTCAGTTAGTAATCTACCCTTCCAATTCTTTGTTCTTGTGGCTTTAATTTTTAGTCGTGTGTGACGCTGATTAAATCTTGTATCAAAGATAACATCATTGAAAATTGTAGTGTTATCGACTGTGATAGCATGTTCAATTTCTTTAGTGAATAGAACGAGACCATAGATCTGCTTGCCTTCTGGTGGTGTAACTTCAATTCTGTTATCTTCACGTAGAATTTCACACTCTGAAGGACTAATGGCAATTCCGTCTTGGTCAAGAATGGTAAATTGTTCGCGGTCGGTTCTGTTAATCTTAGAAATAAATCCACGAGGTGCTTCAAATGCAATTCTTCTAGCTAGAGGACTTAATTCTAATGTGTTACCTACTTCCCAACGACCTGTGGTCCAGAATAGGAATTGTTTAGCAGCATAGGACCAGTTACGAACTTCGTTAATTGACTCATCAAAGTCATTTAGATCGTAGCCCTGTGCTTGCTGATAGTAACCTAGACCAATTAAGAAATCATATAGATCGCTTATGTCTGTAAATTCTGTTTCATAATCAACACGAACAATATTTTCTGTTGGTGATTGATATAGTGTTGCGCTAGCACCGCCAACTTGTGGCAATGACGGCAAACGCTTCCATAGTCTAGCATCAAATGTTGTAGTACCGCTGATAAACTTAGGTGCTCTGTAGAATCCGTTTTGCCACTGGACAATAGTATCTTTCTTGTATGGAACGCCCGGATCCCAGGCTACAAAGTCAGCGGGTTTACCACCAACTTGAATTTTTTCGCGGCCTTTAGTCTTGTCAGTTTCAAAGGTATCAAAGTAACCGTAATTTTTATCAAATCCTCTTACTTTATAACCATTCAATGTTTTTTCAATAATTACACCGCTATAGAAATTTCTAGTCTTATAGGGCGAATTATGTACTTGAACTGTGATATTTTCTTTTGGAACAATTAGGCTAGTTGCTTTACCAGTAGTACTATATTGGTCGGTTCTAACAACAGTGGTATCTTCATCAATGAAGCCTGCCATTCTGTGACCAAGTTTAACATTTAAGGATCTTAGTTTCTTAGCAAAATCCTCAGTTTGATCCAGTCCCTGGAAGTTAATCCAAGAATTAATAAATTGTGTATAGCCAATATTTGTTATAAAGTTTTCGTTAGCATCAAAAGTGCCATGAATTCTAAAGTCTTCTTCATTAGCAAAATTCCAACGCTTGTGTGAATTCTTATTAAGAAGCAATGACGGATTAGCAACTGGTCTAAGAATATTAACTGGATCTGAAAATTCTGTAGCAAACAGACCTGGTTTTGCAAGTAGTAATGCTTCTGCAACAGCAAACGGATAAACAGGTGAGCTCTTCCATGCATATTCAACAGGTGATAAGTCACCAAATTTCCATTGTGCGGATGTGTCGCCTGTAATCTCTTGAGTTTCAACGCTAGTACTAATTAACACGCTAGTTGCACTACTATTAGTTGAACCTTCGTATACTGTATTATTAACAAGGTCTAAGCCTGCTGCAAAATATTTTGCTCCCCATACAATGCCAGAACCTGTATGAGACTTAACTCCGCCGCCAACAGCATATGGGAACATTGGCTCACCGTCATCGTCAATTGTAGCAACATAATAACGAATGGGTGTAGTTGGTGAATCTGGAGTATATCCGTATCGTGTATTATAGACATCAGTGTATCCAGGTTTTCCAAGCAGCGAAGCATCTAGGTCGTAATCTTCAACAAACATGCCACTATGAGCACCTGCTAGATCACCTATGCGAGTACCCTGACGAAGTCTAAACGGACTCTTAATATTAGTAATTTCACTAGTAGGATCTAGAGGATCTTTGTAACCGTACGGACCATAAATTGGTAGACCATCAAATGCCCAGCCAACTATCGGACTGTGGCTTGTTTTGCTCCATTCATCTAGTCCTAGTACAATTGGATCAACATAATAATAGTGTAGAACACCGCTTGTATCAGCATGTCCGTAAGTAAGATCGCTGTGTGTTTCTGATTTGCCCTTATTATAATGCCACACATCTTCGTCATTCCAGGATGCTGTATCTGTTGGGTTGTGCAACGGCAAGCCGTTCACTAGCACAGCAACAGCAGAAGTAGGCATATTTGAAGCAGCGCCAGATGCCGTTCTAGGATATACAAATGAAATATCCTGCTCCATAATTTCACTATGGCCCACAGCATTTGTATTAGTAGTGATATCGTGATTTACAATTGCACGACCCTTGACATAAATGTTACCGCTGTCATAACTAACGTTTAGACCGTTTACTGTTAAGTAACTGTTTGCTTTATATGCACTAGAACCCAAACTTGAAATAGCTGATGAGTTTCTAGAATTGGTCCACTCTTGTGTTTTAGTTGTTGTGCCTGTTGAAATAATATTAAACGGAGACTTTAGCTCACCGTTCTCGTCAACAGGTATAACCATGTGTAATCCTTCTCTACGGAAAGGATTATTAGTTAAATATTTGCTATTTGTAACATTTTCTCTATCGCCCTGGCGGATAATACCTTCTTCTAGATCGTTCCACATAGCAGTATTGTTGCTGCTATAGTCTGTGCCGTATTGGTTGTCCCACCATGTTGGCTTTTCAAAGAAGCCTAGCATTTCCCATGGATGACGATGTGGTTCGTATGTATCGTAATAATACTCCATCCAGCCACGCCAGTGTCCGGGTATATCAGAAGTGCCTCTGTAGTTCCACGAAAACTCGTCGTTTTCATCAAAATATTCATTCTTAACGAAATCTAAATTATATTGTGACACCCAGTTAGCAAAGCTGAATCGTAATAGATCAAACCATTCTCTGTTGGCAAAATTTGTATTACGGAAAGCACCTGTCTTAACAGCACTAAAGTTTAACGCTGGTAAACTGTTTGCTGATCGAAATTCAGCTTTGGCTGCGTTGTAAATTCTCTTTTCAAACTCGAGCAAGATCTCATCGCGACGATCTCCAAGCACTGGTGTACGAGATCCATCATGACCTAGAACAACCTGTATAGGTGTTTCATATGTATAATCATACATAATTTCTGGTCTTGAGAGGGGATACAATCCAGCTGTACTTGGCGTAGGAGGACATTGTGCGCTGTCTCTATTTTCATTATAAATTTTAAAAATTATTTGATCGCCAAGAACAAATGAAACATCACTAGTTGTCTGAATAGTAATAGGACTGTAATTTGTTATAGAATAGTCCCTGTCAACTGTTAATAGTGATACAACATTGTTTGTCTTTTTGTACACTAACAAACTGTTTTCAATCTTATCTAGATCTGAGTCAATTGAAGATACAAATTCTGTTCGTGTAACATCGTTTATTACAAATGTTTCCTCGGAATAATTGTCGCCAAACGGTACAACATAAGTTCTATTGAATACATTGGTACCGGTACGATAAGAAATCAAATTGCGTAGAACACGCTCTAATACATATTCATTTGAAAAGTTTTCTATAGAAAATGTATTATAGTAGTTGTCAATTTCTTTCTTTAATCTGTTTTTGTATTTCTCATATTCAGCTGAGTTAAATCGAAGAGCATTAACTAAATTATGAGGCTGATCGTCAATTAAGAACGCACCAAGTACTAGATTTTGATCTGTGTAAACAATATCCTTGGCATACTTACTTTCCTTAGCTGTATTACTAAAATTGTTTGACTCTAAAGGATTTCCCTGGAATCCATCCTGAGATTCCATATAATTTTTGAAATGTGGCAGGAATTCTGGCTCTGATATTGAAATAACGTCAACTACGTTACTTGGATCCTGTCTCCAAGAAATAGGTAGTTCAAACTTACTAATTCTATCTAGAGATAATAAACCGCTATCACTGAGCACACTAATTTCAATGAAGTCATTTAGACTAAAATTAAAAGTATCAAATCTAATAAATCCTGGTTTTAGTAGATCTGTTACATAGGTAAAGTCTTCTCTTTTAATACCGTTGACTGTTACTTTAATATCGTAACCGCTATTTTCTGTAGGTTTTACGTTTGGTACAGCACCAATATAAAATAGGGTCTGACTTTCATCAACATCATATTGATCTATGTTATAAGTTGTAATGATTCTCTGTTTATTACTGTCACTACTTGGCTTCCAGTGGGTTTCAAATAAACCAGTATCACTATTTTTGTAAAAATAATAGCCAGCCACAGACTGTGCTGTAGTTGTACCAATTGGGGTGTAATTTACAGATTCATTAATGATGTCGTTTTCAAATTCAATTTCGCTGCTGGCTTTAAAGGCTCTATATGATAGAGGGAAACCTAAAATGTTGTCATCGTCAGCACCAACTATTGTTGATACCTTATAACTGAAAATTTCATTACCAGCAAAGGAGCTTGCAGGATATAAACCTTCGTCACCAAGATAATTACCCTGATCGTCATATAAATTAAACAGTGGAGGCTGATTATTGCTAATTTTTTGCTGTGCTAGCTTCCATCCATCTTCTGTCCAATAATATTCATTACCAATATTAAAGCGACCTGATGTAATTTGTATGACATCACCTACTTCAACTTCCCATGGCACGAAGCCAACATCACCATCGGCTTTATTTGACGGATTAAGTGTTGGGTGACCTAATCGTCTAACTTTAATTTTACCAAAAGTTGGACTCGACGAATCAATATCTGTAGATGCTAGATAAACATATTTTGCTACATCAAGAGTTTCATTTGGGAATATTAATACTGCATTTTCAACAGGTACATCGTCAATGGTGCTACCAGACATCATACCAATGACGCCGCCGCCTACTTCAACATTACTACCGCTAACTTGTGTATATTGCTGATCCTTTTTGTATTCGGTGGCAGCAATAGTAGCAGTACCAATGTGCTGAGAACCATGATTATATAGTTCTATATTGTGGTGAAACTCAATAATTGGACGCTTTGCACGCCAGGTATTTTCTGGTACTTCGACACCGGCATCAATGAAGTTATCTTTATGGAACCAAAAGTTTGTACGACTCCATACGTTTTTATTTCTTGCGCCGCGGCCAATTAGAATATAGTCAGGCGCAACTTCATTTTTTCGGCCGCCCCACTTTAAGTCGCCGGTATTGCTATCGCCGTCTCCGCCTTCTAGAGTAGTTAGATTTTTATCAAAAGAGTATCGTCCGCCTCTAAAATAATATTCACCAGTGTTTGGATCAATACCTGTAACCGCCTGTGTTGCTAACACATTAACATTGCTACCAGTAATGGTATGCATTAAATCTCTACGAACTTCTCCTAGGAAATCTCTACCAGTGAAAGATAACGTTGGGTTCGTATTTGCTTCAGCATAGTTAAAGGTTTGTGCATCTTCTAAAGTTAATGTATGCACCCAAGTATTAGCATTTGAATCAAAGTCTGACGAAATTGTATCAACTATTCCAGATACGAAACCTGTTACTACTTGCCCAACTTTAATATTAGTATTAGTGTTTAAAACAAACTGTTTAGCTACAATAGGATTAGATCCGTATGATACAAAATCACTAACAGTAACATTTGCTGTTACACTAATATCGTTGAGAATTACACCAACAGGACCGCTATATTCGATACCACCGTCAGTAATAACAAAGGTTGTAACACTACCGTTACTATCTAGAGATACTGTAGCCAAAGCAGGTGAGTCGTTTGCACCTATAAATGATACAGTTGGGTTTACATAGCCAACACCAGCATTCACAACAATAACATTTGAGATGCTTGCTGCACTAAACACAACATTAGAATCACTTAGGCTGTATATTGATGAGTCAAACTGGTCAGCTGGATCTGGTAGTACAGTATAAGAAGTACTAGCAAAACTTTCAAAGCTATCGTCTTTTTCAACTAAACGGATCTGCTCGCCAACACCTTCAATAATATATTCAGTGTTCAAGTAAGCTCTAGGAATAACAAAGTCGCCAACAAAACGCACAACCATGCCGTTTTTTAGTGAAAGCCCGTTGGGTGTTGTATGACTTGTTTTGCCAATAATATCTTTTTCAATATCAATTGGCTTAGACAATGTGCCTTGAATTTGAATACTTGGCGGACCTTCTGGACTCCAAAAATATTCTTGGTAGTTTAACAGTTTGTCAGAATCAATTGGTGGTAGATATGAATAGTAGTTTTCACCAAAGATCTTATTTTGATTTTTTGTGTCTACGCCGTAGGTCTTTAATGTATCTAATAGCTCGTCAAAGAAGATTAAGTTTTCGCTTTCACCAGTTGCACTATTGATTGTATTAACTACAGGCGATAAGCTATAGAACTGTCTAGTAGCGGTTTCTTCCTGTAAGAAAGCAGCGCCAGATTTGTGATTTTCTGGATTTCTTTCGCCAATAAAACCGTTAATAATTTCAGAATTGGCTTTACTAAACAACTGCTCAACAGTACTTTCAAAGAAGTTCTTAATAGCTGTTGTTTGTAAAACACCTGGTAACTTTTTATAAATCTTATTTTCTGACATTACTTTTTACCCTTAACGATCAGTTCTTAAAGTATTTGAATTAATTTTTTCAATAATCTCAATATCGTCAACTGTGGCTACACTTAAAAATAATTCGTTTGGTTCAGCTTTAACTTGGAATAGATTTCCAAATGTTCCTGTTGAAATTCTAGGTATGATTACTACTGTACCTATCGCACTACCTAGTTGTTGATGTATATAACTGCTTAGTTCAGTAAAATAAAATGTTTCACCAAACTCCCAGTTTTCAACATTAAAGTAGTCATTAATAGCAAGCAAAATTCTAGTCTTAATTTCGTTGTCACTTAATTGATTATTAAGTTTTACTACTCTAAATTTTGCTTGATAGTTTGTGTCTGCTAAGGAACCAAACAATAATTTAAACTTAGCACTTCTAAACACTAACGTATCACTTGCAGACTTGTATTCGTTTAGTTTACTAAATTCGTTTGCCAATTCGGCGCTGGTTGGCGGCAGTGGGAAGGTTGTTCTAGTTGGAGCAGCCTTCCACTCATTAATTAAATTGTTATAATTGTTAGTTAATACAAGCATTTCTACTACATTACTTATGCTCGGATCAATTCGTACATCTTTAGGCGCAACATGCTCCCAACGAATAATACTTTGATCAAAATTACTTGCGGCTGTATTTTGTGTTGGGCCGCGTCCGCGAACAACAAAGAAATCTGTAGTTTCTACAGGATATACATTTAATGGATCTGTACTTTGCTGAGTCATTAGATAAACTTTATCTTCTTCTTCAGCATATACTTTGATACCAGCAGCTTTACCCTGATTGTTTTGCAATGGTTGTAATGACGAACCGCCAGTAGCAATAACGTTTAGGTTCTTAACTAACAACCATTCTACGGCAGAAAGTGTATATTCTAACTTATAACTTGTTGCACTGATTGTATCGTCAGCAAAGTTAATATTTAACGCATTTTCGTTGCGGTAATCTAGAATCACATCATATACTGGTCTGTCGTAGCTGTACCCATCAAAGTCAGTGTAATATTCATATACTGTAACGTCATCACGGTCAACATATTCAGAAAACTGTAGCGGACGATCAGGTATTAAATCGCCATCACTATCTACTGGGGCAACAATAACTTTTCTTGGATCTACATAACCGTCTGGATATTTGTAAACGTCAATAATTTGCCATTCGATTGGCTGAGAAATTCTATCTCTATTAGTTTTGTATGTTACAATAATTTGATCTTTATAAGATGTAAACCTATCTTTAGATATAAAATAATCGTTCTCTTCTAAATGGCTGTATACAAGATTACCAGTACCAGCAGTAACGTTTGCATTTGCTAGATATAGTCTACCTGATTTAGATGTATCAATAGCTGCGCCTGATGCACCATAGGAATAGCACACAGCGTTGCCATGGAAAATAGTTTCGTTAACGCTATTATTAGCAAATTGTCTGTAAGTAATATTTCCGTTAGCATCTAAAATGTTTTTACCAAAAGTTGTAGTATCAAATGGTATAACAATAGAACTTGGAATTCGAGTTATCTGGCCTGTGTTGTTAGCAATTGTAACGTTGCTAGTAATAGCAGATTCAGTACCATCATCAAAGTATGTGTTAAGGGCAACAGTTGCTTCACCTACATAACGGTTTCCTGTTGATGGATTAATAATATTAGCAATTCTTGTTACCGGATTTGAACTAGTACCTGCACTAGAAACATCAAATAAACCAAAGTTGCTCTTCCAAGATACGCTGATGTCAAACCATCGTGTATCTCTAGTTTTTAGTGCAATGTCAGTGGCATATGCTCTAGGAATATGAAATGCGCCGGTTTCTGTATTTCTCCAGCCGTAGGTCTCGCTATCTTTTTTATACCACTCAAACATTTCATTTGAACCTGGTGCTGTATTCAGCGTAGTAAATGTAATTGTATCCTGCGATGACTTATTGGTAACGTCAACTACTTTAACATTTTTTACATTGTAGAATTTTAGTTCATCGCGACTTTGAACAACATAATGTTCACCGCGTAGTGTAACATTGTAGCGATATCTAAAATTATCAATTGGCGAGTATTCCATTAATACTAACCAAGATGAATCTTTTCCTAGACCGGATGTATTCTTAGCATTAGCTGGGTTAAAGTCATCATCCCTGTTTAAGTTTTGGCTTTCAATTATATACCATTGATCCAATGACACATCATAACCTAGGCCAAATGTTTGTCTATTTGTAATAGCAAATTGAATCAATGATGCTTCTGCAGACGTAAATAACTTTCTCAAGCTCACAATCATTTCGTCAGCGAACCAGCCTTGTGGAATTTCGCTACTTAATGTCCATGATCCCGTCCCGGATGTTAGTCCGCTAGTCAATGCGCCGTTATTTGTAACACCTAGAATTCTCACCCACTTATAACTTAGATCAGATGAACTAACAAATTTAACAAAGTTATTTTCTCTAAACATTGATGTTCTAGTATCGTTGTTAGTCATAACAACTTTAGTACCACTACTAAATGTCTCAGTCATATAGCCAACATCACTGCTGAGTTTCTGTGGCAATGGTTCCCATCTAATGTTTAGTGAATTAACTTTAAACTTGTTTGTAGTATAATCGGTCCATAGATTTCTTAATCCATAATATACAAAATTGTTTAAACTTTGTGTTTTTAATAGATTAGGTAAAATACCTGCTGTTACTTCTGCTGGAGTAGTATTATCATTGATAATAATAGTATCAGTCTTGTTATTTTCTTCTGTGAATAAAATAGCATCGCGGGCAAACATATCAACGTTCTGATATGTACCTGTTGGATCATTAATATCAATATATCTACTGTGACCAGCATGAGTTCTATTAATAGCCTTAATCTTAGTAATATTGGTGCTCTGACTTAATGGAAATACATTATAGTCCTGTGCGCTAACCATTCTGTTTTGAGTATAATAAACCTGTGGAGCACGTTGTTTAATTGACAACAGTGATTCTGGCGGTAAACTATTAGAAACTTTCTTTTCTAATCGGAAAGTTAGTGTAATAGCCTGACCTTGATTTTTATTATTCACATATGGAACAGTAATTGTTAGGTTGCGAGCATCTTCTGGCTGTATAACATAACGCTCAGGTAAGCTGGTTCGATACCATAAACGGTATACCCCAACTGGAATATTACCAAAGTTACCGTCTGAGAATTTTAATTTAATTCCACCGTTATTTAGATTTTCAACGGAGTACAAGTTTCGTGTATTAAACAATTCACTGTTATAATTTAATGTCTGACCAATTAGATTTGGAACTTGTACCCATTGTTCTAAAACTGCGCCTGCTGTGTTAATCTTTTGTAGGTATACATCAGTTTCGTTAATATTAGGAACAGTAATATCCTCTGTTCTATTTTGCACAGGTGCAGTAAATTCAAAATCTACGAAATCAAGTAGGCCCTGTTTGAACATCACAAAGAAACCAGTATCGCTGCTTTGTAGTCCTAGACCATCATTTCTATAAATCAAATTAAACAAATTTGTTGGATCTGGTGCTTCTTCATAAAAGAAACCGCTATCTAAGAAATTTGGATTTACAATGTTGAATGCTGTACTAGCACCGTTGATGCTCATTTCAACGTTGTATGTAATTGGTGCTGTAATAGGAGTAGCAATTCGGTATAGTTCGGTATTGATACCCCCAACCTTACCAACTTTATAAGGTGAGGTAAAGCGATTTGAACCTGCCATTGCAGCATTTAGAATTGTAATAAACTGCTCGTAGCTTTGAGGATTATTAGCGTCATTCCAATAAATCTGACGATTGCTGAGGTTGTTACCTAAACTGTCTGAGAGAGCCTCTGTGGTACGCACAGATGTTAGTTTCATTAAGCCGCTGGCTGTGAAATTTCGCTTTGGATTATAGCCTAGCATACGAGCTAGCTTAAATACGCTGTCGCGACGTTCAGCTGATTCTAAGAAGTTTTCGCGTGTGTTTAGATCCATTCTAAACACAATGGTTTGAGCCAAATAAGCTAGCATTTCAATGATAGCAATGAATTCACTGCTTTCTAGATAGTCATTGAAATTCTCTGGAAAATTCTGCTGAATATAGTTTACTAGAGCAGCTCTAATAGTATCGTAGTCATAAGCCTGGTAGTTAGCATTGGTAAATGCTTTATACGCAACTGTCCAGTCTTCTGCTGCAAATAGGTTATTCTGTCTGGCTACTAGCGACATTAATCTACGCCCTCAATAATCTTTCTTGTATATTCTAAATACAAGGTATCAGTGTTGTTGAATGGAAGCATTCTTAAAACTACTTCAATTCTAATGCTGTGTTCTAGTGTAAAAATTGTTGCATCAAGGTATTCTACTCTAGGGTCAGCTTCAACTATTTTTTTAATATCTTCGATGATTTCGCTGTTTGTAAAACCATCCTCAGGATCCATTAATAAATCCCATATGATACTTCCATAGTTGGGACGCATTAATCTTTCACCCTTTTTTGTGTAAAAGGTATTCAATAAATCTCGCTTTACAAGTTCATTATCGACTAGAGTGTATGGTGCTCTAACCCTATCAACTGTGCTGAAACCTTTGAATTTTGCCATACAATTATTTATCATATTCTTTAACAGATATTTTAATTAGGCCGGTTTTTCGCTTGACAAAAATAAAAAAACAAGTATAGTAAGACTTGTAGTGCATAACTACATAGGGCGGTGATTTAGAAATAAATCACTATTGGTTCAACCTTAAGTTGAGAGCATGAAAATGCGTAATAAACTTTCAAAGAAGTTTGATGAAATCTGCGCTAGCGCCGAGAAGTACAACAAGGAACATCGTACTGATCGATTTTTGCGTATGTTTGATCAAAGCAGAAAGTTCGTTAGCATGGGACTGTATGATTCTGTAACCAAGAAGTATGTGTTGTTTGATACAATCAATCTAACAGGCAACTTCCGTTATAGCAATAACATCCTGCCAAACGAATTTGCTGAAATGGAAAACATGATCAAGCGTGCATAAGCATACTTGTTATCAGGTGTAGAGCGTAGAATAAAATGAATATAGGGCCGAAAGGCCCTATATTCTTATCTGGAGCCAAATTCTCGTATTTTTTGTTCAATGTAGCTATTTCGTCTAAGTTCTAAAATTGCTGCCAATTGTGCAAATGTTAGTTCGCCCGGATTTACACCTTCTGGTGGAGAAATATCAACTTCGTCAGGCGTTTGAAATAGTTCAGCTTCATATAGTCGTCTATCATAATAGTCTTGTCTAAACACAGCCGCGCCAACGCCACCTGGAGGTGAACCCATTACCCAACCCATTAATAGTCTTGGAACTTCAGCATAGGCTAGTTCGTTAAGCGCAATTAAAACATCACTGTTTAAAAAGTTTTCTGCACCAACATGGTTTGAAAAACTTGCCATCGCTAGTGTCTGGTTATTACTCATTGGGGCAGTAATTCTTCCTTTCACATCTTCCCATGCTTTGTTAAGATCGGCTAGCAAACCTAAACTTGTGCCAATTGGCCCTAGGCCGTTTGAGAAGTCAACAATCTTATTACCGTTAGCGTCTTCAAAAATTGTACCGGGAGGATCTGAAATAATTTTATATCCTGCATCCTCTAATCGTTTTAGTGCTTCAGCATTATCTTTTGATGTAGCCATGATATCTTTGATATCATTCATCATATTTCTAAACGCCGCATCTGTTAGTGCTGCGGGCAAGCCAGTATTGCCTGCGATAGCAAATGCTCTTAACTGTGCTTCAAGTTCTTTTAATTGTTTTGCGATCCCAATGATTTTATCTAAGTTTTCGTTAGTTACTGGAAATCTAATTGGCGGTATTACAACATTAAGTGATTTTGCTAAATCTCTAAGCCTATCAAGACCAAGTAGATTTTTTAAATTACCCAAATCAATGTTGTTCAACACGTTGTTTAATTGTTTATATAGAGGACTGTTTTTAATAGCATCTGACGCTGCTTTTTGTGCGGCAGCAATGGCTGCACCTTTTGGATCTCTAGCAATATCAGCAAATTTGTTTAGTAGTGCTTGTGCTGATGCTAGAGCCGCTTGTGCTTGATTAAATTTCTCTCTATCAAGCTCAGCAATATTTTTTTCAAAGTCTTTTACACTTGAAACTTTTTTATCACTAGCACCAGCTGCTGGCGCTGTTTTTGATGACGCTGATCCTGAAGTGCCAGCTGGGGTGCTTCCTGTGGGTGATGTGTTAGCCATAAATTATCCTCTTCCTCCTGGTCGTGTACCTGTAACTAGGTTGCCGTTAGCATCTGCATACCCTGTGCCAACAGAAACTGTACCGTTGGGATTAATTACTGTTGCTGGTACTGTGCTGTTTGACGGGCTTGCACCCGGCGCCCCAGGAACAAATGCCTTATTATTAGCTATGGCTCTTGGATTTTCTTTAGTTGGATCTGCGTTTGAGTGACCGGAGAATGGTTCGGCTGTGATAAAGTTAGCAACAATACTTTGTACATTGTCAACCTTACCAGTTCGTAGTCCGCCGCCCTCGAGGGCAGTTCCACCTTTTAGTGCTGCTTCTCGGTTAAACTTTGGTGCATCAAATGGTTGGTCTTTGTTTGCTGTTAGTGCCATTTGTGGTGCTGCAACTGCTGGTACAGGTATAACCGGTGGTAATACACTAGAGTTTAAATTAATAAGTGGTCCGCCAACAATATTAACTGCTCCGGCAGCGGCTGAGATGCCAACTGTAGTTTTTGATTGTATTCTTGTTTCAAACGCAGAATCCAGTAAAATTCCGCCGGGCGTTGTCATCGAGATGCCGCCTATCGGTGCAGCCGCTGGATTTCCTGCGGTCATTCGTATTTTTCCGCCAATGCTTAAATCATAGTCGCCGCCTAGTGCTGTATGCTTCATGCTAGTAGTAGCTAATGCATTCAGCTGTCCCGCTGCTTCAATTCTTACGTCGCCACCGGTCCCTAAAGGTCCTTTACCAAGTTTGCTCATTGGATTTGGGCCTAGGTAATCGTATGTTGAAAGCACACCTATATTGTCGCCTGCTGCACGAATCTGTACGTCATTACCTGCTTCAATGTTAACATTTTTATCTGCTCGTAAATTAAAGTTGCCTCGGGTACGCATACTAATGCCACCTTCTGCATAGATTTGAACATGGCCGTTCATATCCATTTCAAACCAGGCATTACCTTTCTTATTAATCAAATATATTAGACCCAACATGTCGTCCATTAATATCTGATTGCCTTGTGCGGTACGCAACCTTATATGGCGTGATCCGGATCTTAGGCCGTCGTCCATTATGAACTGGTGGCCGCCTAATCTAAGTTTTGGATCCTTGGGATCGGGAGGGCCAGGTGTTAAAATACCAAATACTTCGCTTGGTGCTTCTCTTCTTGAACCGCTGGTGCCTGTGCCTCTCAAAGGATCATTAATTAACCCTTGTTTAACAATCCACTCTGCAATGTCAACATGCATGGGCCGTGTTGCATCGTTGTGCGTAGTTTTTTCATCGCGCGGATTCTTTTCAGCTACTGGAACATTAATCCCCGACTCACTATAGCTTTTACCAGCTGGCACACCGGGTACCATATGGGTAAGCATAGGAGGAAACGTACAACCAATAATATAAGGATATTTTCTATTGCCGTCTGCAAAACATACTAATACAACATTATCTTTGTCAGGTGGGCGCATCCACATGCCGTAGCTTTGTCGTGTGTTTTTATAATTTTTAATATCAGTGCCAGTGTTTGGTGTTGTTGCACCTGCGAATGGACTGCTCCAAAAACAATCAAATACACCATTGTTAGATCCTGCGTCTTTACCTAATTCAGGAATAAAAACCTGTATTTTTCCTGTAAATGCTTCGTCTTGTGTAGATCTAACAATACCAATGAAAATGCCCCATTTTTTATCAGCAGAATCTTCTGCTCTGCCCACTGGGTCGTTAGTTAATCTATCAGTTACTGCGTTTGGTGCTTTTAATGCCATAATTTATTTGACCTGTTTTATCTCTTAATGTAAGGTTCTGGATCTTGTGGAACGCCGTTAATTCTAACTTCGTAGTGCAAGTGGTTGCCTGTGCTGCGTCCAGTACTGCCAACGCCCCCAACTAATGCTCCTGGTGATACCGGATCGCCAACACGCAGAGTTGGCGCATCAATCATATGTAAGTACCGGGTGGTAACTCGTTGGCCGTTGATAAGGCCGTGATCAATTTCTATATAATTACCAGCAGCACTAGTGCCGTCCCAAGCTACTGCTCTGGATACTGTTCCACCTGCTGTAGCAAAAATTCTAGTTCCTGCCGGAGCGCCAATATCGAGACCCTTATGATCCCTGCTCGCCCCAGGCGTTGGTTCTGCACGTGGACCAAAATCAGAAGTTACTGAAAGACCTTTAGCATCACCTAACGGGTGAGCGAACCCTGTACTGTTAGCTGCTACTGGTTTGTTACTACCAGTTACGCCCGGTGAACCAGGGCCGCCTCCAGCGCCACCCGGATTCCCTCCGCCGGTGGTGCTACCTGGACGTGGAGCCCTTACAAGATTATTAGCTAAGTTTGTTTCAGCATCGGTACGAATTGGATTACCGTTAGCGTCAAACTCGATGCCCCCAAAGTCTGAAGCAGGTTTACCGGGCTCTAGCGGCCTAATTTTATGTAGAGGCACCATGAAGTCTTTAGAACCTGTTAAACTAGTTGTGAATACACCGTTTTGAAATTTATTTTCAACCTTCAATAATTTATAAACACCGCTGAACGAATTACTTAGGCCGTTCATATTCCAATATCCGGTATTATTATCTTCGTCGTTGAGATCTAAGTCAAACGGCGGCGGCGTTGCTACCTGTAATAAAATAAATGACTCGTTTGATGCACTTAATGCAGCTTCTTTTTCAGTTGACTTATCTCTTGCTGAACCTAAATACCAGGGATCGCCTCGAATTGACATATCAAGTGCGATCATATCTTGACGGGTGGAATGCTTTGTGTACATATAGTTGAACAGCACGTTTGTAGGTGATGCTCGTTTTGAAATCATTGATGTTGCAGGACCAGAAGATGCAGGTGTTGAATCAACTGTAGCTGGCGGTCTCATTTCATAGGGATTAGGACCTAAATCACTGGCTCGAATAAGTCCTGCATCGAGGATCTGCTGTAAAGTAAGTCCCCCGGCTCTTTCCATAATGTCAGTGAGCAAATCTTCAGCGTATGTTGCGCCTGATGATTCAGGTTTATATGGTGTACCGTCTGGATTCTTAACATTATTATTACCAGACCCTGCTGCCGCTGCTCGCTCTGCTTCAGCTGCTGAATTTGCAGCCTGATTCAATGTTCTAGCACTTAATTTATTTCTTAATTCTTCTGCTGCTTGTGTTGTGCCGCTCTTTATTGAATTTTTTAATGATTCAATATCAGCGGCGGCTGTAATGCCTAATGATTTTGCAATATTGCCTATTTGTCCTTCCGTCATACTCTTGAGAACATTAGCAAATTTTGCAGCATCTCTAGCCTTATCAACCAAACCAAGCAACCCTCTTGCTGTGCTAAGATCAGCATTAAGAGGCTGTGTTGGATTCAACATCGGTGCTGTGATTAACTCTGTATCGCCAATCATACCATTTCTAGGGGGTAGAAGTAAATTGTATCCGTTATCAAATTTTAAATTTAAATTTAGAATTTGGTCGTTCAATCCTGTAAACAAATACTTGTAGGATTTTAATAACTTCTTTTCTTTTCTTAATTTTTGTAATTTAAAGGTAGCAGCATTTTCCTGATTTCTACTTTGCTGATCAGTATCATCAGGGCCTAGTAATTTTAAATCTAGGTCCGGTCTTACTGTTTCGTATATTACAGGTCTGACGATGATTTTCTTTTGATAGTCGTTTCTAACCTTATCATACTTAATATATTCAACGTCCATCTCAACAGAAATCCAACTCAATGCTGCTTTTTTAATAGTTTTTGAAGTAGGATTATTAATGTTTTCTAAGTTTGTTGCACCGTTAACAAAGTTGTCACAAATTGACAGAAGTTTAATAAAGAAATTATAAAAATCTGTTTTTGCAGGAACCATCCAGGAACCTTCTTTGTAAGTTATTTCTGCTTGCCCGGTATTAACAAGAGTATTGGCCGCAGGAGCATCATTGGCTTTATCGGTAGCCGCAGCGCCACCGCTGCTTACAGCACTAGCTGGGTTAGTGTCCGGATCAGATGGTGAACGAAGAGGAGAATTTGGAGGCAACAGTGGTTGTGAAGATCCTAGTAATCTACTAGTATCAAACACATATTCATCTGGGCCAACCCATTCTGCTGGACAGGTTTCTTTCAAGTAAGTATTAAGCGAACGCTTAAAACTGTCAACCGATTCTTGTACCGTTGACCCGGTACATTTAATTTCAACAGGAATTCTAAAATCTCTGTCATTGTATAAAATATTTTTTGTTGGGGTAGCTATAAAGTGATATTTGCTACCAGTTTGGTCAACATTAATTTCAATACTGTTTACTGCAATAATCCATCCATACGGCCCGTCAACCAGTACTGGTGCGCCGCCTTTGTCTTCATCATCAGGATCAGCACTTCGTCCCATAAACGAAACCTCTAGGGACATCAAAAATTGAGGACTGGTACTCTCAACTTTTAACCATTTTCTAGCTATTTGCATTTGGTCAATTAAATTTGCAGCTCCGGGCTGGATCAAATCAAATTCAATTTTCATAGGCCAATAATTCAATGCATCGTCAACATTAGATACAATTGTTAAGTTGTCTATCACGATGCCAGTAACACCGGTTTGTGCAATAATAATTTGATCGCCAGGCTTTACAGGCTGAGTTCTACCCAATGCGGCGGGCGCCGGTGAGGCACTAGTAGTACCGCCGGAAGTGCTTGAGTTTCCAGTTGGCGTATCTGCTCTAGGGTTGGCCGTTGTTGTTGTGCCGCCGCTGGCAGATGCGTTACCTTGTGCGGTATTAACTACACTAAGATCTCGAATTACTGCTAATTTTATGTTGTATGTAGCGTTGTCGTATAAATCTAATACGTTACCGTATGCTCGTCCTAGATAAGGATCAAATATTTCTGGTACTGGTTTATCAACAGCGCCGCCTGTGGTAGCAGTGGTAGATGATGCTGGATCAGCCACGATTAAGCACCTCTATACTTTAAAATATTGTCAATTGAAACAGAATTAGGAAGATATATCTGTGTACCTGCCTTAAAATCTCTAATTGGATCTATCAATACATCAGGATTTCGTAAAGCAAATACCCACCAAAGCCTAGAGTTTTCATAAAGTGCATGTGCTAAAAGATCCGGGCGTTCTTCGTAGCCGTATCCAATAACATAAGGCTCATCGTCATCAAGAATAGGTATTCTAGGTAATTCGTTTAGATCTAAAAATCTATCACCTAGTTGAACGCTGCCTTTTAAAAAACTATCATTTCTAAAAAAAGTTGCCATTAGATAAACCCGTTCTTATATGCTTTACCGTTAGTAACATCACTGAGGCTAAATCTAGATCTCACCTTATGCGGTGTGTAAGACGGTGTTAGTGTTACTGATAAATTTAATTTTGTAGGCAGATAAGTTACTGTGCTCATTGTGCCCGGGCCGCAAACAACTGGAACGTAATCAATATCATCCGGTAGTGTTGTGCCGTAGCTAGTAATAACTACAGGAACTTTATTAAATCCGTGTTCGCCTAAATATTCAAACAACAAAACAGGCGGCGGTGTACCAAATGTACCTTCAGCAACTGAAGAATCACCAAAGTATGCTTTTGTTGCAATTCTCATAAAGATAAGCATTGCTAGCATATATCTTGCTTCATAGATGTCGTTAGCTGTAAAATCACCTGTAATGGTAATTTCATTAGGTCGACTATTAATGAAAGTTGTAATTGGGTAATTCATTCCGTGTAGCAATGTTTGATTGTATTCAACGCTGGCGCCCATGGTAACTGATGGGGTGTATTGCCAAACTAATCCGTTACTTTCTCGGATTGGTCTCATTAGAAAATCAGTGTCGGTACCGGCGGCGTAGAATCGTTCTTTACCGCCGGATTTAGGACGTAAGCGAGCCCGCCAGTCATAAGTAGTTTGTAATGCACCGGCTGCTTCGCTGTCCTTATAAACGGAGATTACAGTTTGAAGTTGATTATTAACAGCATTCAGTCTTTTATCAACTAAAGTTGAATAAGCCGATTCTCTAAAATCAGGAATGCCGCCGCCAAAGCCCGGAATGAACGAATTGAGCAACCCACCTGCAATATCTTTTACAAATGGATTTTTAATACCGCCAAGCGCCTTAGCAGCTTTTTGGTTCAAAAAACTGTCAATTGAGCGTTGTGTTGAATTCCATAATTGTGCAGACATTAGTAAGGTCCTCCAACAATATTTATCAACTTAATTAAAATATCTGTTTATAAAAAAGTATTTCTGGACTAGAAAAGCATTGACTGTTTTACAAAAGAATGTATAATAGTTTTAAAATGTAGGAGATTACATGACAACTGTAAAGAAGCAAAATTATCTAAACAACAAAGACATCTTAAAAGAAATTCACAAAAGTAAGATGACCTATTGTTATGTTGAGGATGACAAGTACAACATGTACGATATCATTCTTGATAATGTTAAAGATATCAACAAAAAGAACATTAAGAAAGCTAAAGAAAATAAGGCTGCAAGATTGCAGGCCGATCAATATGCTGAAGCAATGGCTACGTTTGACAGCAAGGATTATCGCAACAAGCCAAAGCAAAAAGAGTTTGCTATTGACATAAACGATATAGCCGATGAAGATGTTGTGTTTCGTGTTATGACCTACGAGCATATTCCCGAAGAGGAAGGCCGTAAGAAGAATCCAAAGAACGAAGCAGAAGAAAAGAGTCGTGTAAATTTCCCCCCATTTAAGCATTATGCTTATCAAAACGGTGAGCTTAAAGAAGTTGTTCGCAGTCACTGGCAGGGCAGTATTAGTAACGGACATTTTTCAGCCGAACATGGTCGCATTACAAACAAGTTAGGCACAATGTTCCTCAAGCTGGTTGAGCGTTACAGTCATCGTGCTAACTGGCGTGGTTATACCTACGTTGATGAAATGCGCGGGCAAGCACTAGTACAGCTAAGTCAAGTTGGGTTACAGTTTAATGAAGCAAAATCAGATAATCCTTTTGCTTATTATACTGCCGCTGTAAACAACAGCTTTACTCGAGTATTAAACTTAGAAAAGCGTAATCAAACTATTCGCGACGATATTCTTATTGAGCAAGGACACTTGCCCAGTTTCAGTCGCCAGCTAGCGCACGAGCAAGAACTACGAGCTCTTAGAGAAAACGTAGAAAGTGAACGTCCTGCACATGAGGAATATGACGACGTATGAGTCAGCTGTTTAAGACAGCGGCTTGCTTTACAGATATCCACTACGGTTTAAAGCAGAACAGCCGCATTCACTTAGACGATTGTCATCGCTTTGTTGATTGGTTTATTGCAGAAGCTAAAGCTCGAGGTGCAGAGACCTGTATCTTCTTAGGCGACTGGAGTCACCATCGTGCCAGCGTTAACGTTGCTACAATGAACGCTAGCATTAAAGATCTAAAAAAGCTCAATGACAATTTTGAAAAAGTTTACTTTATCACTGGTAATCACGACTTGTACTACAAGGACAAGCGTGAACTTAACAGCGTAGAGTATGCTCGTGATCTACCCAATTTTGTAATGGTAGATGAAAAGTTTGTGCAAGATGACGTTGCTATTTTGCCGTGGCTAGTAGCAGACGAGTGGAAGCAAGTACAGAAGATGAAAGTTAAGTACTTGTTTGGTCACCTAGAGCTGCCCTACTTCAAAATGAACGCAATGGTGGAAATGCCTGATCACGGTGGTCTCAAAGCAGAGCATTTGAGTGGGCCAGAATATGTGTTCAGCGGACACTTCCACAAGCGTCAATACAAGAACAACATTCACTATATTGGTAATGCTTTCCCGCACAACTATGCAGACGTTGATGACAATGAACGTGGTGCTATGTTCCTAACATGGGGCGAAGAACCAGTATATGTGAATTGGCCAGACTGTCCAAAGTTTAAGGTAATTTCTCTTTCAGATTTATTAGACAACCATGAAAAATTACTTGACAGTTATACCTATGCTCGTGTAAAGTTAAACATTAGCATCAGTTACGAAGAAGCTAATTTTATCAGAGAGAAGTTTGCTGAACAGTATAATGTTAGAGAACTTCAGCTAATTCCCGTTAAAGAAGAAGAACAGGAATTTGTTGGGGGCGAAATTAAATTTGAAAGTGTAGACCAGATTGTTATTAGCCAGTTGGATACTATCGAATCTAACACGGTTGAAAAAGAATTACTAATTAAGATTTACAACGGATTAGAAACTTAATGTTAAAAATCAGAAACGTCAGCGCACGAAACTTTATGAGTATCGGCGCACAGACACAGGCTGTTAATTTTGATAACTGTAACCTAACACTAGTACTGGGTCATAATCTAGACCTAGGAGGTGATGGTAGCCGCAATGGTACTGGTAAGACCACTATTATTAATGCATTAAGCTATGCACTTTACGGTGAAGCACTAACAAACATTAAGAAAGATAACCTTATTAACAAAACCAACGGTAAGGGAATGATTGTTACTGTTGATTTTGAAATTAACAATAAAAACTATCGCATTGAGCGCGGCCGTAAACCTAATATTCTACGACTTATTGTTGATGGTAACGACACAGGCGATGCATCAAACGAAGATGATGATGCACAGGGCGATAGCAGAGAAACACAAAAAGAAATAGAAAAAATTATCGGGTTTCCGCATGAAATGTTTAAACACATTATTGCGCTTAACACTTACACAGAGCCGTTTTTGGCTATGAAAAGTAATGACCAGCGAGCAATGATTGAATTGCTGCTAGGTATTACTGATCTAAGTAAAAAGGCTGATGTCCTTAAGGAATTACTAAAACAAACTAAAGATTCAATCAAAGAAGAAGAGATACGCATTAGTACTGTTAAGCTCAGTAATGAACGTATTGAAAAAAATATCACAGAGATTGAGAGCCGTAGTAGAGCATGGGATAAAACTAAATCTGACAAACTAGCAGATATGCTTACTACTATTGAGACTCTTAACGAAATTGACATTTCTATTGAGATTGAAAATCACAAGTTAAATCAGGAAAATAAAGAAAAGTCTGATTCTAAGACTGTTCTAGAAAACGAACGCGATCGTACTGAAACATCGCTTAATCGCAGTAATAAAAAACTATTCGAGCTTGAAAACAATATTAAAAACGCACTCGAAGGTGTATGTCCTGCATGTAAACAGAGTACTGCACATTTAGATACACACGAAGAATATACTAAAGATCTTTATATTAAACTTAATGAGGAAAAGAAGTATAACAGTGAAGTATCAGCAAGACTAGCTGAAATAACTGAAGCCATAGATGCCTTTGGCGTTATTGATGATACTAAAGACACATTCTATGACACCCTTGAAGCAGCACTTGAGCACAAGCATAATTTAGAAACACTAGCTACTCAGTATGCTGAAAAATTAGATGAGGCTAATCCTTACATTGAGCAAATTAATAGTCTCAGGGAATCAGGCTTGCAGGATATTAGTTTTGATTTGATCAACGAACTAACTTATCTTAAGGACCATCAGGAATTCCTACACAAGTTGTTAACCAGCAAGGATAGTTTTATTCGTAAGAAAATTATTGATCAAAATATTAGCTATCTAAATCATCGACTTGCATATTATATTGAAAAAATTGGTTTGCCACACGATGTTAAGTTTAACAGTGATCTTTCTGTAGAAATCACAGAATATGGGCGCGATTTAGATTTTGATAATCTAAGTCGCGGCGAACGTAATAGATTGATTTTAAGTCTAAGTTGGGCGTTTAGAGACGTATACGAAAGCCTCAATCATCCAATGAACCTAATGTGCATCGACGAGCTCATTGATTCAGGGATGGACACTATCGGTGTTGAGAATTCACTCGCTATTCTTAAGAAAATGAATCGTGAGCAGCATAAGAATATTTTCCTCATTAGTCATAAAGAGGAATTAGTTGGGCGAGTTAATAACGTATTAACCGTTATTAAAGAAGGTGGCTTTACCAGCTACAACACTGATACTGAATATGTAGAATAACCAAGATCAATTATTGTTGTTCATTTTCATATTTAAATATGAATATGGAATGGACATATAAAGGTCAAACAGTATCAGACTTGCCAGAGGGTACAGAGGCGTTTGTATATCTAATTACTAACCTTACTAACAACAGAAAATATGTTGGTAAAAAGTTAGCAAAATTTAGAAAAACAAAGCCGCCTCTTAAGGGTAGAAAAAACAAGCGTAGAAGTACGATTGAAAGTGATTGGCGAGAGTATTGGGGTAGTAACGATCATCTTAAAGAAGATGTAGTACAACTAGGACCCGATAACTTTACTAGAGAAATACTTTATTTTTGTCCTAGCAGAGGTGTAGCTAGTTACTTAGAAGCTCGTGAACAATTTGAGAGAAGAGTACTCGAAACTGATGATTATTATAACGGTATTATCAATGTTCGAGTAGGTAGCTCACAAATTTTAAGAGAATCGCTCAAGGCATTATAACTACAAATACACGGCACACATGGCATTTTTAAATTCCTTTCCGGCACATTAATTAAACTATTTTAGGCACATTATAGGAACTGTACGGCACCCACGATGGTAGTGGGCTCCTTGAGGCTCCGTAGTTTTGGCTACGGCGTCAGATCTGGAGATACAGTCGCAAAGATGCAATCTGCGTTATGGCATTGAAAGTATGTGGGCTCTGAGAAAAAGCAACCCACAAGTTGGTATAACTGAACTCTACCAGGTTATATCAATTTCCGCGGGATATCAGTGACGGAAGTGTATGGGGGGAAAAGGCTCGCTGCCTCCTAGTAGCACCCGGGTTAGAGATGGTGAAGCTCATCGTGATGACGCTTTTCTTTTTGTTCACTCCGTAAGGGGTGAACTATGGCTCCACTTTCGTGATAACTTCTTAATAATTAAATCAACTAAAAAAATATCTTACAAGTGAATGAGTGTAGTGAAACGAAACGAAAGAACGCAGTAAGATAAGACCTTTAGGTCTTAACAGTATAGATGATGCTATAGGAATTCGTTCTTGGGTTTGCCTGCCTTAATGCGATTGAAGTCATTTATAACTTTAATGGCAGTTTCGCGATCATAATTGCTAAGGAACCACACTTCACTCCAGCTGAATGCACCTTCACTGTAAACGACTAGTTCAGTGAGCTGTAGATGAATTGCGGTTGCTTCGCTTCTTAGCCTGCCTAGATATGAAACTATCTCTTCAGGCGTGGCTCGTGCTAAGAAGCCGTGAAAAAATTTACAGGATCAAATCCAATGTCTTGTTCAAATGGACCGTGCTTGTCGCATTCCAATTGGATTTTCTTATTAACACCAATTTTGTTAATACTTTCAATTTGTTCTTCAATCTTACGGCCAATTGCAGTTTCACAGTTCTCTAAGAACTCTTTAATTTGTGCGCGGTCATAAACAGTGAACTCTTCTCCATTAGCTACACCGCTAACGCTGGCTACGCTGTCAACAACTAGATCAAAGTTCATTTGTGCAATACGCACAAAACTTTCGTTAAATGCTTTTAGCTGTTCCATTTCATCTGTAATTGAAGAAATACTTTGTAGGCTGCGAGTGCTTTGGAAATTTGCAATACCTGCCTTAACAGTACTTTCATATGTAAACGGTCTTAGTGTAATTTCTAAGCCGCTGTCAGTTTTAAAACTATAAGTTTCTTCTAGAATACTCATAGTTTCTAGTGCAGATTCAACACTAGCAGACGCTGAACACACTTCCCCACATTCTGGACATTTACCCGAAACGTCTACACTATCACCGCGACTAGCACCTTGAATAGCAACTAATAATGCTTCAATATCGTTGGAAATCATTTTGCGTGGATTTTTTACTGCGGGTACACAGCTCATGATAACCTGTGCAACAGCTTCACCGTTAAGCAGCGCATCAGGATTTTTCAAAAGTACTTCGTCCTTAGCAGTCATTGGAAAAATTGGTAGTTCGCCTGTTTCAGGCATGTCAACTACGTCTTCTGTATAAAATCTTCCAAGACTTGGAAGTTTAGTATACATCTTTGGTGTTCTAAAAAATCCTGCTAATGGATTGTGTGTCTTTGCCATATAAAACTCCTGTTTATAAAACAGATAAATATAATTTGATGGTGTTATCTAATCTGCTAGATATATTTATCACCATAAAAACTGTGTTTAATGGGTTTTTGAATGGAAATAGGTTTACCTGACGGCAGTACCGCTAAAATCTCAAGTCTACCTGATTTTGCGACCGAAGCCACGCAGAAGCGTATGCTGGCGCAAATTAGGGCGATGGCTAAGAATAATGACAAACATAAAGACGCATTAGATTCTTTAGTTACTCATGCCGCTGGCGCTGCTAAGGCCGATGCAAAAGCAGCCGAAGAGCAGAAGAAAGCCACAAAAGAAATAGCCAAAGAAATTGGTACCGGCCTTAAAGGACTCCGCACACGATTTGCTGATCGCATTGAAGCAGATACTCAACAGGTATTTGGCTTTGCTACAATGGCATTGGGTAAACTAGCTACCGCTGCCGTAGCTGCTACTGGATTTATGGTTGGCCTTGCAAAGGCCACAGCGGCATATGCTGAAGATACTGGCCGTCAGCTAGATGCTGTAACCGCTGCCGGCGCCGGATTTGGTGATAGCTTTGGCGGTAGCATGAGTGGCGTTATTAACGGCATGCGAGGCTATGGTTTAACACTTGAACAATCTGCAGGATTAATGTCAGAATTTAGTCGTGCAACCCAAACAGTTGGCAAGTATCGTATACCAGCACTATCTGGACAGTTTTTAGCACTTACTAGAAATGGTAAAGAGTTAGGCTTAACAATTTACGAAGCATCTCGTGCAATGATGGACGAATTGCAGCAAAGATCAGAGTTGTACGATGTGTCTCAAATGGATTCTCGTACACTATCAATGAGTGTTGCTAGATCTATTAAATTACAGAACCAATATGCTGGCGCATTAGGCATGAGTGTTGACCAACTTAGAAAATCAGTAGCAGCACAAGTTAAGGGTAATGATTATATTCTAGCTTCATCGCTAAAGTTTGGTCCTCAGTTTACACAAAACATGGCTGATTTTGCTACAGTTCTTAAAGGTTCTGCAGGCGACAGCATCGCGCCAGTCAGCGATGCAATTATGAGTTTGATTGCAGCACCAGAATCTCAAATAACTGAGCAAGGTCAAGCAATCAGAATGTTTGGTTCGCAACTAGCAGGTGTAGGTGTTGATCTAAACGGATTCATTAACAAGTATCAACAGCAGGTATTAGCTACAGGTCAGTTTGATGGCCAAGCCGTAGGCGAAGAATTATTAGGTATCTTTAGAGCTGCAATTGGTAAAGGTGCTGATCTTTCAACAATTCTAAGTCAAGCTAAAGCAGCCGGTTTGAATCCAGAAATGATTCAATCTTTGACACAATCATTGGTTAATCTGCAGACTAGTGCAAATACAACAGCAAAAGATTTAAAACCAGATCCTTTCCAAGAGCAGGTAAATTCAATGCGTAATACAATGAATGCATTGAACGCTGTATTAGACGGCGCCAAACAAAACTTGTTTGGTGCAGCATACAAAGACATGCAGGCTATTATTGAAGGAATAACATTACTAATAGAGCCATTAAGTCAGGCATTTGTTGAAATAGTTCGTGCATTAACCGGCACAGGTGCAGGCGAGAGTCTCAAAGATTCGATTAAATCTTTTGGCCCTACAATTAGAGAAGCTGGTACAACTATAGCTAATTTTATCAGAGGCATACGAGAGACCTTTGACAAATTTAAAGGTGAAGATGGAAAAATAAACTGGGCAGGATTTATTGGCCAAATGGTAACTGATGCAATATGGGGAGCATTTAGTTTAGCAGGCGATATTATTGCTGCCGCAGCAGGAGCAATTTGGGAAAATCCAAAAATTCTTGGAGCCATACTTGCAGGCCTCGGTACACTATTTGCTATAGCCGCTGCTAAAGCAGCCGCTGGTGCAGTGGTTGGTGGGTTAACAGATAAAATTAGAGATCGAGTTTCAGGTCGAGCAGCCGCCGCTGCAACACAGGCTGCACCTGCTGGCCGTGCAGGCCGAGGTGCAACAGCTACCATGGGAGAATCGTTTGGCAAATCTCTAAGTGGTATTGGTAAAGGAATTGGAGACTTTGCTAAAAATGTAGGTAAAGGCGCCGGCGCATTATTAACTTCTGTAGGTACAGGTATAGGTAATTTAGGCACAGGATTAGCTAAATTTGGCGCCGCGGCAGGACGAGGAATAGGTCAAGCTATTGCTGGTATAATGACAGGATTAGCAACCGGTGCAACAGCATTAGGTACGGCAGTTGCTACAGGTGTTGGTGCATTAGGTCTAGCTGCATTTGCAGGTATTATTCTTGCTATTGGCGGCGCATTAAGATTAGCAGCACCGTTTATGAAAGAAGCTGCACCTGTGTTAATGAAGCTAATTGAAGTAGTTGGCCAAGTGGCACTAGGCGGCCTAAAAGAAATCGGTGAAACAATTCGAGCAATTGCTGATGTAATTGGAAACGTATTAATTTCTGCAATACGTGAAGTTCCAAATATTATTAGAGCTGTAGGAGATGGTATTAAATCTGTATTTGATGGTGTTAGTGGTTTAGTTACATCCATGGGTACACAGATTCAAGGTATTATTAATAGTGTTGCTGGCGGTATTTCACAAGTAATCAGTACTATGCGCGGCGCCCAAGATGAGGCAATGCTAATAAAAGCACAAACTGATTCTGTTAAAGAATTATCCAATATTCAACCAGGTAATATATCAGCAGTAGCAGGTGCAATTAAACAGTTAGCCGCTGCATTATCAGCCTTTGGTGATGCATCAGGGGGCACCTGGAACGAAATGATCAAGGGTGCAATGGGCGGCGGCAGAACCAATGCTATTGCAGCACAAATTGAATTGTTTAATCAGTTTGGTACACTTAATACTCAAGCATTACTTGCTGGTGCATCTGCAATTACAAAGTTGACTGAGTCTCTAAACAAATTTACTGAAATTGATGTAAAGAAAATGACATCAGTGAACGAATCTATTCATGCAATGACTCGAGCTAATGATGCTACTATTAAAACAATGGAGCGAGTAGCAAAACTTGATGGTAAAGTTATTGCTGAAAATGCTCGTGCTATTATGATTTATAATGGCGCAGCACAAGGTGAAATTATTGTCCCACCAACACCGGCAGCCGGCGCTGATTTATCTAGTTTCTATCAAGCTATTGTTAGAGCATTAAATGGCGGCACGCCAGTAAGTCAAGCAAACCTAAATCCAAATAGAGATAGCGGAAGCCAGCCTGAAACACTACAACAGCAAATGGTAAGACTACTTTCTACCATTGAATCTAATACTGCAACAGCAAATAGAAAATTAGATGAAGTAACCAAGGCTGTTCGATAACTGTTAGTGTTCTATATATTTGATAAAAAGTTTCTTTCAACGATAAATAGTGCTATAATTCAAAAGAAAGAGGCTAATTAATGAGTTGGCGCAAACATTTTACACCAGTTAACAACAGCGGCTTACCGCTGAATATTCAGCGAGCTGATTTTTCAACTGGCGGCGGCGCCGCAGTAGCTAGTAGATATGCAAGTTGGCTACCAGAAGTTTATGCCGGTTCTCCAAATCGCTTAATGCGTTATATCCAATATGATCAGATGGATCAGGATTTGGAAATTAATGCTGCCTTAGATACCATTGCTGAATTTGGCACACAGGAAGATGAATATAGTGGTTTGCCATTTACTATTGAATATGACGGCGAACCAACTGACACTGAAAATAAAATTCTAGTTAAAACACTACAACAGTGGTGTAATCTTAACCAATTAAAGAAGCGTGCTTTCCGTATTTTCCGCAGTACTATTAAGTATGGCGACCAGTTTTTTATTCGTGATCCTGAAACCTATGAATTATATTGGGTTGATCCTGCTAACATTGAAAAAGTAATTGTCAATGAAAGCGAAGGTAAAAAGATTGAAGCATACTACATTAAAAACCTAGATCCTAACTTTGCTGAAATGTCAGCTACCACAACCGCTGCACTACATGCTCGTCCTTATGGCAGTGGACAAGGTTTAACAGGCGTAATGAGCAGCGTTGCTACTAGCACCAGTAATTATCTAACAGGTGCAATGAATGGCGTTGACCAAGGTATGCCTATTGATGCAAAGCATGTGGTTCATATCAGCTTAACAGAAGGCATGGATAATGCTTGGCCGTTTGGTGTTAGCATCCTAGAACCAATCTTTAAAGTATTCAAGCAAAAAGAACTGTTAGAAGATAGTATCATTATCTATCGTGTACACCGTGCGCCAGAACGCCGTGTGTTCTTTATTGATGTAGGTAACATGCCTCCACACAAGGCACGCCAGTATCTAGAACAAGTTAAGTATGAAGTACAGCAAAAGCGTGTACCTAATAAAAATAAGAATGGTGAAAGTGTAGTAGACGCTGCATATAATCCTATGAGCATGTTGGAAGATTACTTCTTTGCCCAAACAGCAGACGGCCGCGGCAGTAAAGTTGACACACTACCAGGCGGCGAAAACCTAGGTCAGATTGACGATTTACGCTACTTTAATAACAAACTGCTACGCGGTTTGCGTATTCCATCTAGCTATTTGCCCACAGGCCCAGAAGACGGTTCTGCACAATACAACGATGGTAAAGTGGGTGTTGCATACATTCAAGAATTCCGCTTTGCCAAATATGTAGAACGCCTACAAAAGCAAATTGAAGAAGATCTAGACAACGAATTTAAAATGTTTTTAAAGAAGCGCGGTATTGAGATTGATAACAGCGATTTTAAAATTGCATTCAATAAGCCAATGAACTTTAGCAGCTATCGAGAACTACAATTAGATTCGGAAAGAGCAACATTGTATACTACATTGCAGAATACACCTCATCTAGCTAATCAGTTTAAACTAAAGAAATATCTTGGCTTAACTGATGTTGAAATTAAAGAAAATGAAATGCTATGGCGTCAAGAAAATGGTGCTGAAAAATTCAACGATGACGATCGTCAAACAACACTTAAAAATATTGGTATAAGACCTGCACCTGAACTTGAGGTAAATACAGATATAGGTACAGAAGATTTGGAAAATATTGAACCTACACCAGATCAGCAGGGTATCGAAGCTTCACCAGCTGGCGGCGCAGAAGCACCAGCAGTGGGAGCAACAACACCGGGGGCAGGGCTATAACATGAGATTAAACGAGTTTTATAATCCAGAAAACGATGCATGGCAGCGTAAAGAAATAGGTGACACTCGTAAGCCTAAGCTAACTTTAGAACAGTTAAACAAGCTACGCAAGGTGAGAGAAATCAAGAAAGCAGAACAAATTGAGCATGATAAATTTGTTCGTATGATGTATGCTCAGCCCGCACAAAGCCAGGTCTAAACTACATAGTTTATATTTGAAAATCAGCTACTAAATAAATTTAATAAGCTAAATTCTTCAAAATTCTTCAAAAACACACCATTATAGTGGTAAAAACTCCATAAATCTATAAGTAATATTGTAGAAGGGTGCCTGTAGTGTACCCTATCTTGTATTTTCTAATTTTAGGAGGCCACAATGTCAGAATCAAGAGCTAAATTAGAGCAGATTCTCGAACTCCTTCTTGCTGAGGATAACGAAAAAGCCGAAGAAATGCTACATGAATATGTAGTAGCTAAGGCTCGTTCAGAATATGAGCGTGTTCTCGAAGCAGAAGATGAAGTTGAAGAATCAGCTGAAGAATCAGAAGAATCAGTAGAAGAAACAATCGATCAAAGCAATGACTTTGAAGATGATATTCTAGCTGACCAAGAAGAAATCGATGCCGACGAAACAGGTCTTTCAGAAGAAGGCGATGAAGAAGAAGGCGAAGAAGGCGAAGAAGAAGGCGAAGGCGACCTAGAAGATAAGGTCGACGAGCTAGAATCAGAATTAGCCGATCTTAAAGCAGACTTTGAAAAGCTAATGGCTGGTGACGAAGGCGAAGAAGGCGACGACATGGGCATGGATATGGGCATGGACGACGCTGAAGATGCAGAAGATGCTGAAGACAAAATGATGGATTCAGTTGAATATGATCTAGACGAAGAAGTTGAAGAAGACAGCGAAGTTGTTGAAGAAGCTACAAAGCTTCAGGACAAAGTTGCTGCTCCTAAGGCTCCAGCTGACGAAGGCGCAAAGTCTTTTGCAGCACCAAAGAAGCACTTCAATCTAAGCGGTCAATCAGTTCCAAAGATCAAAGATGGCAGCGAAGGCGACAAGGGCGCTAACAAGCCAAAGGATCACACACCTACAAACAACATGGGCATCAAGCCAGCCAAGGTCAGCGTACCTAAGGCTTAATTGTAGGCGAGGAAATTATAATGGCACGCAAACTTTATGAATTTATGAACCCAGAAATGGGTAAATTCAAGCTCATGGAAAGTGAAGACGGCAAGGAATTATTCATGCAAGGTCTTTTCATTCAGGGCGACATAAAGAATCAAAACGGTCGCGTTTACCCTGGTAGCGAGATCGAGCGTGCCTGTAATGCAATCAGAGAACGATTGAAGAAGGGCGAAACAGTTTTAGGTGAACTAGATCATCCTGAAGAACTTCAAATCAATCTTGATCGTGTGAGCCACATAATTACAGACATGTATTGTGATGGCTCAGACGGTATTGGTAAACTTAAGATCATAGATACACCTATGGGTAATATTGCTCGCAGTTTGTTAAAAGCTGGAGCAAAACTGGGCGTTAGTAGTCGTGGTAGCGGAAATGTTACAGATTCAGGTCGCGTATCTGACTTTGACATTGTTACTGTAGACATTGTGGCCCAGCCCAGTGCACCAGATGCATATCCAAAAACAATCTATGAGAGTTTGTTTAATATGCGCGGCGGTGCCGCTGTTCATAGAATAGCAGCCGCTGCAAGTTACGATAAAAGTGCAGAAAAACATCTAACGAGTGAAATCACTAAACTCATTAGAGAACTTAAACTATAAAAGTAGGAGACTACTATGGCAGTGACATTTAACGATCTACTTGAAGGCGCCGGACTCAGCAATGAAGCCCGTGTGGCTGTTCAAGAAGCCTGGGAGTCACGCCTTGCCGAAGCTAGAGAAGAAGTAACAGCAGAGCTTCGTGAAGAGTTCGCACAGCGTTACGAGCATGACAAAGGTCTAATCGTAGAAGCTGTAGAAAACTTCATTAATAAGAAGGTAGAAGCTGAAGTAGCTGAGCTAGCTGAGGATAAGAAGGCCCTCGCAGAAGAAAGAGTTAAGTATCGCAAAGCCGTAAGTGAACATGCAAAACTACTTGACAAGTTTGTAACTGAAATGGTTGCAAAGGAAGTTAAGGAATTGCGTGCTGATCGTGCTCGTGTAGCTGAACATGTAACAAAGTTAGATGACTTTGTTGCAGAGCAGCTAGCAGAAGAATTAAAAGAATTCCACGAGGATAAGAAGGCACTAGTAGAGCAAAAGGTCAAAATGGTACGTGAAGGCAAGCGTCAGCTTGCTGAAGCAAAGAAAGACTTTATCAGCAAAGCTGCTGGCAAGATTGAATCAACAATCAATCGTGTTATCAGCGAAGAAGTTAAGTCATTCCGTGATGACATCACAGCGGCTCGTGAGAACGACTTCGGACGTAGAATTTTTGAAGCATTTGCAAGTGAATTTGGTGCAAGCCACTTAAACGAAGCAAAAGAAATCAAGAAAGTACAGAAGACAATCGCCGAATTAGAAAAGAAACTTGCAGAAAGTCAAGCAATTATTGCAGCTAAAGAAGATGCAGTAAAGCTAACAGAAAGCAAGCTTCGTATCTCAGAAGATCGTATGGCTCGTAAGCAAAAGCTCGACGAACTATTACGTCCTTTAGGCAAAGAGAAGAAAGAAATCATGTCTGATTTACTTGAGTCAGTCAAAACAGAAAAGCTAGAAGAATCTTTTAACAAGTATCTTCCAAGCGTTCTTGATGGCGAAACAACAAGAGTGAAAAAGACTTTGTCAGAATCAGTTGTGCGTGAGCACACTGGTAATAAGCAGGCAACTGTTACCGCAGAAGCCGATGACAGCGCGGACGTAGTTGAATTAGACCAAATCCGCAAATTAGCCGGACTTTCAAAATAATAGGAGTTAAGAGATGGCAAATTTATTTGAAAGCAACTGGTCTGCAACCAAGGAAGCCCTACTAGAAGGTCTATCTGGCAACAGAAAGAACTCATTGGATGTAGTCCTCGAAAATACAAAGCGTTATTTGTCAGAGGCCGCTACAGCAGGTGCAACAGGTGCAGGTTCAGTCGCAACACTAAACAAGGTAATGTTACCACTAATTCGTCGCGTAATGCCAAGCGTTATTGCTAACGAACTAGTTGGCGTTCAGCCAATGACTGGCCCAGTAGGCCAGATCCACACTCTCCGCGTTCGTTACGCTGAGACAGGTGGCGGCGCAACAGCAGGTGATGAAGCTCTAAGCCCATTCCTACTTGCTTCAACTTATGCAGGTAGCCCAAATGCTACAGCAGCAGCTGAAGGTACAGCAGGTCGCAAGATGAGCATTCAGATCCTAAAGGAAACAGTTGAAGCTAAGACAAGACGTCTAAGCGCACGCTGGACATTTGAAGCTGCTCAAGACGCAGAAGCAATGCACGGTGTTGACGTAGAAGCTGAAATCATGCAAGCACTAGCTCAGGAAATCGTTGTTGAAATCGACCAAGAAATTATCGGTTCACTACGTTCACTAGCTGGCGCAGGTACAACACTAGACTTTGGTGGTTCCCTAACAGGTACACCAACTTATATTGGTGACCGTCATGCTGTTCTAGCTATTGAAATCAACCGCGCTGCAAACAGAATTGCTGCTCGCACACGTCGTGGTGCAGGTAACTACATCGTAGTAAGCCCAGAAGCACTAACAATTCTACAAAGCGCAACAACATCAACTTTCGCTCGTACAACAGAAGGTTCATTCGAAGCACCAACAAACACTAAGTTTGTAGGTACATTGAACGGAACAATCCGTGTGTTCGTAGACAACTATGCAGCTGACGGTACTAAGGTACTTGTTGGTTACAAGGGTTCAAGCGAAACTGATGCTCCAGCATTCTACTGCCCATACATTCCATTAATGAGCACAGGCCCAGTAATGGATCCAAGCACATTTGAGCCAGTAGTTAGCTTTATGACACGTTATGGTTATAAGGAACTAACAAATACTGCTTCATCACTTGGTAACGCAGCAGACTACGTTGATGCAATCACACTTGCCAACGTATCATTCCAGTAAGATTAACCCTTAACGGAAAAAAGAAGGCCCTCGTTGGAAACAGCGGGGGCTTTTTTTTGACTAAATATTTTTATGTATAAAATGCTGCTTCTTGAGCATCCTGAAAATAATCATTACTTTACTAATGGCTTTTCTAATGCAGATTTAAAACTTTTAAGTTTTAAACATCTGTACGGTAAGCATATGCTTAATGATAATCATTTTCCGTTTGAAACAACAATGGTTCCAACATCGCAGTATGTTTTTCCAATACGATCAGACAAATTGGGGTTTTTTGCAGGAGAAACTACTCTTAAAGAATTACTAACAGACTTTTCTTTTAATATACCTGATTATGTAATTAATGATGTTAAAGAAAACCGCTGTAAAATTCTTATTGATAATAGCATTGAAAGCTATGATGTCGTTGTAACAGACGACATGTCTATTATTAAAGAAATCATTATTAACACTATTAAGAAATATGACCTTAAGAAAACTGATGTTATTTTATTAACAGCAAATTTTAGAACTTGGTTAAGTAATGATTTTCTCGTAGCAGTTAAAAATTGGGGAGATACTAGGATTACACCTTGCGACAGCAATTTTTTTAATCTACAGAAAAATCTAATATTATCAAAAGCTGAACGATCTAAAAAAATACTTACTTTTATGCGTAAAGAAAGATCGTTTAGATTTCACTTTGCTAAATTTATATATGATAACAATTTAAAAGAAGATAATATTGTTACTTTTGGTAAAAATGTATCACCTTATTATTGGGATAATAATTCAAAACAATTTTCAGCTGACTTTATTGATTCACTGCCCTGGGAATATGATATTGATTTAAAAAACAATAAAGACTTTGATCTTCTTTTAGCTCGAGGCGACGCTGAAGTTAATGCTTACCTTGAGACATACATTAATTATGCTGTTGAAAGAAGCATTACATATTTAGAATACGAATTGGATATTTCAGAGAAAAGTTTTAAGCCTATAGCGTTTTTACAGCCGTTCGTTATATTTGGGCAACCAGGAAGTTTAGTGTTTTTTAAAGATTTAGGATTTAAGACCTTTGATCGCTGGTGGGACGAAAGCTATGACAGTATCAAAGACGAAGCAATTAGATTTAGAGCAATAGCTAATCTATACAAGCGATTAACTCGTATGTCTAAACAGCAACTTGCAGAAATTATGTATGAAGCATGGCCTGTTATAGAACACAACTACTATAACTATTGTGATTATATCAAAACTGGAAAAAGCGACCAAAATCTACTTAAAATAATTAAAGAAAGTTTTGATAAATAGTTACAATAGACTTAATTCTGGTAGGGACTTCTAAATGTCAACAACAAAGCGTACTGTTATCAAAGCTGACGAAGAGCTGGTTATCAAAGGCAAACTTACCATTGAAGGTAACGTTACTCAGCTTGAGCAAACAAATGTTATTACTGTTACAAATTTAGCAGGTAATACCTTTACTGTTAATAGTGTTGACCCCGGAAATCCAGCAGCTAGTAACACTACAGCAATATTAAGTCTCAACAGCTTTAATACTCAGGCTAATCTTTCTTATAGCAATACCACAGGCAAACTAGTAATTAGTGTACCATTACAGGTTGCTGCTAATTCAAATATTGAAACTACTGGTAATATTATAGCAGGGTGGTTCCACGGTGATGGCAGTAACATCACAGGATTATCAACAACAATAGTATCCGAAGGTACAAATCTATATTTTACAAATGCTCGTGTTAGAGCTGCTATTACGCATGTAGATGCCGGCGGCGATGGCAGCTTTAGTTATAACGCTTCAACAGGAGTGTTTACATACACTGGTCCAAGTGCTAGCGAAACTCGCGCACATTTTAGTGCCACTGACGGACTTGTTTATAATAGTACCACAGGTGTATTTACTTTAGATAGTGTTGCAGCCGGTAATGGTTTAGTTTATTCAAACGGCGTATTTCATGTAGGCGCCGGTGACGGTATTACTATAGGACTTAATGATGTTGGTGTAGATGGCACAGTTGTTCGCACGAGCGGCAATCAAGATATATACGGCGTCAAAAAGTTTGAAAACGGTATAGTATTAGCTGCTAATATTAATATTGTACCTGAAACAAATAATACTTCTTCAATTGGTAACAGTACAAATTGGATTAAAGAAGTATATGCAAACGTTATTCATGTTTCACACTTAAACATTGGCGCCGATGCTAACTTAGAAGATGTACATACAACATTCTATCCCGGCACAGCCGCTAATGCATTAGTTACAAGAACCTCTGATGGTTTAACATTTACGCATAATACAACCGGCGCATATTATAAAATTAATGTTGGCGACGGATTACAAGTTGACGGTAACGGTAATCTTGCAGTTAATAATACTGTAATTAGAACTTCTGGTGATCAAAGTATCGCAGGCAATATTACACTTACAGGTAATCTTGCTATTACAGGTAACTTAGATGTTACTGCAAATATTAATAGTTTAAATGTTGTTGATTTAAATGTTCAAGACACTCAAATTATTCTTAATGCTAATGCCGGTTCAGGTGCAAATAGTAATATAGCAGTTAATAGAGGTAGTGATCCTACAGTATACATTAAGTGGAATGAAAGTAATGACACTTGGATGTTTACAAATAACGGCGTTGCAGAATATCCAATACCTGTTAGCACAGATGACTTAGATGAAGGTAATAATAATCTTTATTACACTACTGATCGTGCTAATAGTGCAATAGATGATTATCTTGTAGGCGGGAATGGTTTAACATATTCAACTGGGAACATCAGTGTAGGCGCAGGTGATGGCATTGTTGTAAATGCTGATAACGTTTCAGTAGACGCAACAGTGGTTCGTACTAGTGGTGATCAAACCATTAGCGGCACCAAACATTTTACTGGAGAATTAGTAATACCGTCAACAATGCCCACTAGCAATAACTCACTTTATGTTAATGCAGGCAATTCAGCAGTTTTTGCTTATGTAAATGGTGTGCATGTTCAGCTAACGGCTGATAGTGATGTTGGACAAGTTGAAGATGTTGGTAACACTGGTATCAATGTTTATGCAGGTTCTAGACAGCAGATACTTGGAAATGCTAACGTATTCTTTCACGGTATTAAAAGTATTGATGCAGGAACATATTTAAATATTTCTGAAGCAAGCAATGTTATTACCATGTCTGGTAATATCACTGCAATTAAAAACGAATTTAGTGTTTCAAACCTAAGTGGCTTTGGAAATCTAAGTTATGCAAACGGCGTTATTAGTTATACTGGTGCAAGCAATGCTGATGTTAGAGGATTGTTTAGTGGTACAGGTCTAATTAATGTTAACCCTAGCACAGGTGTTATCAGTACCACCGCAGACAATTACGGTAATTGGAGTGTTCAAACAGATAGTGGTGCCGGCGCAAAAACAGCAGTCAGTAGCGGGCATACACTAACACTTCAGGGTACTTCTGGAATCGTTGTTACAAATTCTGGTAATACTGTTTCTATTGCAATGGCTGTTGCTAATGCTGATATTACAGGTGTAACAGCTGGTGCAGGCCTAACAGGCGGCGGAACATCAGGTACAGTTACATTAGATGTTGGTGCTGGTGCATACATGATTGTAAATGCTGATAATATATCAGCAAATGCAGCCAGTGTTGCTACTGCAAACGTTCTTGTTGCTAGAGATGCAAATGCAAACGTCTCAGCTAATAACTTTGTTGGTACAACTGCAAACGTAGATTTGGTTGCAGGTAATAATACATTAAGACTTGACACAACCGGTCAAACAACTATACCTGGCAATGTAATTCCAAATGCTAACGGTGTGTACAGCTTAGGTAGCCCAACGGCTCGTTGGAAAGACTTGTATGTAACATCAGCTTCTATCTACATTGGCGATGAAGCACTGTCTGTTAACGAAGATGGTAACATTTTATTTGGTAATGATCAATTAGTCACATCGCAGCAAGTAACTGGCGGTCTTGGACTAGTAGTTTCAAATGCCTCTCTGTCAGTAGGACAAGGTAACGGTATTATAGTTACATCTGAATCTGTATCTGTTAATGCAGGTAACGGTTTAATTATTGCTGCTGATACGGCTTACCCTGTTGTTACAGGTAACTTTAGTCCAAATGTAAGTTTAGAATATTATGCTAATAGCTCTGAAACAGGTAACGTATTAATATTTGAATATGCAACACCTGCACTACTTGGATTCCAAACAATAAACTCTGGTAATAGTTCATTAGCAACGGATTCTATTATTACTATTCCAACAGGTTATAACAGAGCTAACATTTCTGCAAGATTGGATCTAAGTGTTGTAGAAACAAGCGATCCTCAAACATTCTCAGCAAATGCTTATATTGTTAAAAATGGTGACATTGAAAATGTATTACAGTCTAATACAGTTACATTTAATAATGTTACAACAAATTCAAATATTCATCTAAGTCTTACAAACATTGATGTAAGCCCAACAGATGAAATTACTGTTAGATACGCATTTAGTGTTGTAGGCAATGCTAATACTGCGGTGGGTAATATTACAGTTGCAAATACATCTGTAACAAGTATTACACTTTCAAATACTGGTAATGTTGAAGTTGGCGCCGGCGCTGGTATTGTTGTTAACGCTGATAATGTTGCAATCAATACTTCTTATGTAAGAGGCTTAGTAAGTGCAACCGATGCAGGCGGCGATGGCAGCTTTAGTTATAACAGCTCAACTGGTGTGTTTACATACACTGGCCCAAGTCAAGCAGAAGCAAATTCTCGCATTGATGCATATCTAGTAGGCGGTAGCGGATTAGTATACAGCGCCGGTACATTTGAAGTTGGCGCAGGCCAGGGTATTACTGTTGGCGCTAACGATGTAGCAGTTAATTTATCTGACACTAATGTCTTTACATCTACTAACACCGCAAGTAAAGCAGTAGTTCGCGACACCAACGGCAGTTTTGCCGCAAACGTTATTACAGCAACAGCTACCAGCGCACGCTATGCTGACTTGGCAGAAAACTATCAAGGTGATGCAGATTATCTACCTGGCACAGTTCTTGTATTTGGCGGTAACGCAGAAGTTACTATAGCAGTAACACACGAATCAACAAGAGTAGCAGGTGTAGTAACTACAAACCCTGCTCACGTTATGAACAGTGAATTAACAGGACCAACAGTTGCATGTATTGCACTTCGCGGCCGCGTTCCAGTAAAGGTTAAAGGAATTGTTCGTAAGGGCGATGTACTTGTTACCGCTGGTGAAGGACACAATGGTTATGCTGTAGCTGCACTTAATCCTCGCAGCGTACCAGCCGCAGCCATTGTTGGTAAAGCAATCACTGACAAGTTAGACAACGGCCTAGGCGAAGTTGAAGCACTAATTTAATTAGAGCGTTGCCCTATCAATTCTGCGTATAGCTCTGTGCCTAAAGAAAGAGGTATAGAAATTACCTGTTTGAACAGGACTATAAATGCCGCCAGCAGCTTCCCATGCCCATTGATACCATGCTGAACCTATTTTTCTTGTAGTCGAAGACCACATGCCTGTGGTGATTGAATTATCGCCGCCGTTGTTTGGCGCATTTAATGCTTGAGCACCACCAGTTTGAAATAATGCGGCAGTAGTTGTGCTTGGGTGTAGATTATTAACAATTACTGTTAGTTCGTCAATACTGGGTATATACCAACCAGTGAAACCATTAATTCTAAATAAACTAGTTGGATGTCTAAGTTCCCAGTACACTGAATTTTTGTTTACTGATGTACTCCAGCCGCTCGACCCGCCAAAAAAACTAGGATTTGCATAATAACTGCTGGCATTTAGACCGTCACTATTGCTGGTGTAAATATCACCTTTAGTGCCACCGCCTAAGCCATTTGATCGTTTTGCATATTGTCCTGTATTTGTGCCAATCTGCGAAGATCCGCTAATAGGAGCAATAATTAGCGCATATGTAACACTACCTGAGGTATAATTTCCAGCAAAGTATCCACCGCCATATGGCTCACCTATTGTTGTTAATAATGGTGCAGGTGCAGCAGAAACTGTGGCTCCGGATCCAACAAATCTACCGCCAACTAATCTAGTCCCTTGAATTATCATACAGTTATTTATCGCAATAGATAAATAGTTTTAACGGATAGACTAAAACGCAAGTTTTAGACAGGTGCATTGCACTTGACTGACCGGAGAAGAGATGGCTATTTTTGGTAACTTTAAAGGTACCACTCAGACTGATTTTAAAATCGGAAAGAGAGGTCCTACATTATTCACTTCCCCACGCGACGGATCGTCGTATACCCTCGCCGGTCAATTAGAAGGCGATTATTGGATTGACCCGGGCAATTCTACAATTAATGTATATACAACTGAACTAGTAAACGGCAATATTGTAGCTGATTGGCGCAGTATAGGTTCTTATCTAAGTGATTTAAATGTTGATAACGGCACATTATTTGTTGACAGTTCTAACGATACAGTAAGTATTGGTTCTACAAGCTCAAACGAAAAACTATTCGTTAACGGTAGCTTACGACTAGGCACTAACCCATCCATCAAATACTCCGGCGCATATTTAGATCTTAAACATGCCAATGGCACAGGCACAGTAGTTCGTGTTAGAGATAATACTGGAAATAACAATCCGGTGTTTAAGATTTACGGATCAAACAATACTAACGAAGTTTTCAAAGTTGAAGGCACAAACGTTACTATTGCAAATTCTTATATTTTACCTACCGAAGACGGTACCAACGGCCAAGTAATTACCACAGACGGTAATGGTGTTTTAACATTTGGCAACATAGCAGTATCCACTACCGCAGCAGGGTCTAACGGTCAAATTCAATTTAATGAATCAGGTACTCTTGCAGCTAATGCTAGTTTAACATATGATAGTGCAAACTATGTTTTACAGACTGGTGTTGTTAGAGGTATTCTATTTGAACAAATAACAGAATATGGCGACATGATCGCCCCAGTAGTTTTAGGCTATAATTATGGCTCGATAACTAACAGTACTACATCAATTGGTTCCTACGGCTATATGTCGGCTACAGTTGGCGAAGTTTCACAATCTTTTACAGTTGGGACTTTACCAAATCCTAGTGTGCCAGGACAAATGATTTTTGTTAGCAATGAGTCTGGCGGCGCAACAATGGCATTCAGCGACGGAACAAATTGGCGTAGAGTTCAAGACAGAGCAATTGTAAGTTAACACAGAGGACACACATGGCTAGACCCAAGAAAACAAATTCAAAAGAAAAAATACTTAAAGAATCTGTTGAATTAGAAACATTAGTATTACAGGAAATTCCACCTGTAAAAACTGAAGCTATAGACATTGATATAGACGCATTGGTTGATAATATAACTAATACAGTTACAGAAAAATTAAAAAAAGAATTTGAAGATAAATTTAATTCAGCTGTTGCAACATTAAGTAAATCTACAGAGAGTCGCCGCGACCGTGTAGTTGTTACAGGTGAAAAACAATATTTCATTGATGCTACATCAGATGGGCTACAATTCAGTAAAGATAACGATGTAGTACTTTTAGTTGGTAAAAACGGACAGTTAGCTACAGGAACCAAAGCACCTAAAACTGTAGGCAAAGGATCTGTTCATTTTAAAGCTGGTGCATCTAGCGAAGCAGTTATACCTTCAAACAACTTAGGTTCAACCCGCGGTCTAATTGTTGAAGGCGATGGCGATGATGAAAAGACATTTGTACTTCGCGCAGTAAGCAGAATGAATCGCCAAGGTTTTAACGTATTCAGCGATGGTAGTGTAGCATTAGGTAGTATGCAAAAAATTAATAATGCATCTTTTAGTGTATATCATCGTCATCCTGTTGATGATGCGATGTCAGTAAAAGTACCAAGTTTACAATTTGAAGATAATGCTATTAACATAGATGTTGATGCAGCACCTAGCGGTATTTGGGCAGCAATATCAGCTAAATCAGGCAACGAAAATATTTTTAAAGTCAGCGGCACAGGCTCAACCTATTCAGCTGGAGAATTTAATTCAAACTTTAGAGGTTATGCTGAAATGTTTGAATGGGCTGATAGAAATAATCGTAATGAAGAGCGAGTAGGTTTTACTGTAGCATTTGATTCTACAGGAAAAATTATTAGTGCCGATGAAGGTGATACTGTTGTGGGTGTTGTTGTTAACAATGCTGCAATTATTGGTAATACTGCATGGAATCATTGGCATACTAAAAAGCAAAAAGATTTTCTAAACAATTATGAAACTAGCGAATTTAATATTATAGAATGGCTAGAAATGGAAACATCTTTACTAAAAAGTTTTGATAAAACTACATTGTCTAGTAATTTTATTATGCCGGAGAATGCAACCGAAATACAAAGCGACAGTAAAGGTAATCAATTTTTTAAAATTAAGAATAGCGCAGGTTATGATTTAAACAAAGAATATTCTTCTAGAGAATTGCGCTCATCGTGGGCAAAGGTTTGTGTATTAGGTGTTGCACCTGTTTATAAAGGACAGCAAACCGGTAAGAATTGGGTTAAAATAAAAAGTTTAAATGATGAATTAGAATTATGGCTAATTCGTTAAAAATGATAAATATAAACATATAATTTAGGGGTTTTTGAGATGGCAACAGCAATTCAGAGACGTGGTGGTACTACTGCTGAACACGCAAACTTTACAGGTTTAGCAAGGGAAATCACGATTGATACAGATAAGAATACAGTTGTGGTTCATGACGGTACTACTGCTGGCGGACATCCTTTGGCTACCGCAGCAGACCTTGCTAACATTTCAGGTACAGTAGGCAACATTGTAGCTGACATTACTAGTGTTATAGCAGGTAATGGTTTATCAGGTGGTGCAAACTCCGGCGACGCTAACTTAAACGTTGGCGCAGGTGATGGTATTACTGTAAACGCAGATAATGTTGCTGTAAATGTTGCGTTTGTTAGGAATCAGTTTAGTGCATCTTCACCCCTATCATATGATGCTGTAACCGGCGCTTTTAGCATTACTGAAGTTGGCGATATTAGTGCAGTAACAGCAGGCAATGGTTTAACAGGTGGCGGCTCATCAGGAGCAGTCACACTAGATATTGGTTCGGGTTACGGTATTACTGTTTCTTCAGATGCAGTTGCAGTTAGTAACGTTGATGTTCGAGCATTGTTTAGTGCAGCAGGCGACCTAAGTTATAACGCCTCAACAGGTGTGTTTAGTTTTACAAATGATGCAGGTGATATCGAATCAGTTACCGCAGGTGACGGTCTAAGTGGCGGCGGAGCAAGCGGCGCAGTAACAATCAATGTTGTTGCTGGTCCCGGTATCGATGTTGGTGCTGATAACGTTGCAGTTAATACAGCCTTTATCAAAGGTATGTTTAGCGCAACTGACACGGGCGGTGATGGCAGCTTCAGCTACAGCAACGGCGTATTTACATATACCGGCCCAAGTCAAGCAGAAGCTAACGCTAGAATGGATGCATATCTAGTAGGTGGCGGCGGCCTAACATATACTAGCGGCACTTTTGCAGTTGGCGCAGGTACAGGTATTACTGTTAATGCTGATGATGTAGCAGTTAATGCATCATATATTAAGAGCTTGTTTAGCGCAACTGATTCAGGCGGCGACGGGTCGTTCTCATATAACGACGGCGTATTTACATACACTGGTCCAAGTCAAGCAGAAGCAAACTCACGTATTGATGCACGTCTAAGTGGCGGCACAGGTGTTTCTTATACATCAGGTGTTATTGCAATTGGTCAAGCAGTTGCTACAACTAGCAACGTTACATTTAATAATATTAATGCATCAGGTACAGTAACCATTGATGGTAACCTAGTTGTAAATGGCAATACTACAACAATTAGCGCAACTAACTTAGCAATTGATGATAACCTAATTTACTTAAATTCTAATAGTACAATTACAAATCCAGATCTGGGCTTTGTTGGTAACTATAACGACGGCACATATGCACACACTGGTGTGTTCCGTGATGCTACCGACGGCCGCTGGAAATTCTTTAAAGGATATGTTCCAGAGCCTGGTCAAACAATTGATACTTCAAATAATACTTTCCAGTATGCTGATGTACAAGCCAACGTATTCTACGGCACATTCGTAGGTAATATTACAGGTAATATTAGCACACTTGGTAACTTTACTACTACAGATTTAGCAGAAGGTACAAATTTATATTTTACCGCAGCAAGAGCCCGCGGCAACATCAGTGTTACTGATTCAGGCGGTGATGGTTCACTCAGTTACGATAACAGTACTGGTGTAATCACATATACTGGCCCAAGTCAAGCAGAAGCAAACTCACGCATTGATGCACGTTTAAGTGGCACAAATGGTGTTAGCTACAGTAGTGGTGTAATCAGTCTAGCTAGCTCAACAGCAGGTTCAGGTTTAACATTTGCATCAGGTGTATTAGCAGTTGGTGCAGGTACAGGTATTACTGTAAATGCTGACGATGTTGCACTAAGTGCATCAGGCGTAGCAGCAGGAACATATGGTAATGCTACAGCAGTAAGCCAAGTAGTAGTTGATACTTATGGTCGCGTTACTAGCGCAAGTAACATTGCTATTACTCCAGCAGTAGGCTCTATTACTGGTTTAGGTACAGGTGTTGCAACATTCTTAGCAACACCTTCAAGTGCTAACCTAGCAGGTGCAGTTACAGACGAAACAGGCTCGGGTGCATTAGTATTTGCTAACAGCCCATCCCTAACAACACCAACATTGGGTGTGGCAAGTGCTACAAGCATTAACAAGGTTGCATTTACTGCTCCAGCAACTGGTGCAACACTAACACTAGCTGATGGTAGCACACTAGCAACCAACGGTGCGTTTGCACTAACATTGACAACTACAGGTGCAAGTAATGTTACACTACCAACTAGTGGAACATTAGCAACACTAGCTGGTACTGAAACACTAACCAACAAAACAATTAACGGTGCAAACAACACACTAACTGTTCGCATTGCTAACGATGTAAGTGGGTTAGGCACAGGTGTTGCAACTGCACTAGCAGTTAACACCGGCACAGCAGGTGCATTTGTTGTTAATGGCGGCGCATTAGGCACACCAAGCAGCGGTACATTAACTAACTGCACCGGCTTACCACTAGGGTCTGTCACAGGCCTAGGCACAGGCGTAGCAACATTCTTAGCAACACCTTCAAGTGCTAACCTAGCAAGTGCGGTTACAGATGAAACTGGCTCCGGCGCATTAGTATTTGGCACAAGTCCAACCTTTACTACACAAATCAGTGTTCCTGTGATTGTTAAGACTGGTACTGACGGTGTTGGTGATATCGGACAGAGTGCTAATAAGTTTGCTACTGTTTATGCAACTACATTTAGCGGTACATCCACAACAGCAAAATACGCTGACTTGGCAGAAAAGTATTCAGCAGACGCAGATTACGAACCAGGTACAGTTCTACACTTTGGTGGTGAAGCAGAAGTTACACTATGCGACTCAGATATGTGCCGCAAGGTAGCAGGCGTTGTAACAACAGCACCAGCTCACTTGATGAACAGTGAACTAGAAGGCACAGCGGCAGCTATTGCGCTACAAGGTCGCGTACCTTGTAAGGTAGTAGGTCCAGTTGCTAAGGGTGACATGATGGTATCCGCAGGCAACGGTCGTGCTCGCGCAGAAGCAAACCCAGTAATGGGCTCTGTAATTGGTAAGTCACTAGAAAACTTTGATGGCGGCGAAGGCGTTATCGAAGTAGCAGTTGGTAGACTATAATTTAATTTAAAATTAAACATTAAAAGGCTAGGTAACTAGCCTTTTTTTGTGGCTTTTGTTTGTATAGTAATATAATGATTATTAGTCTTAAGTATAAATAATAGCGTAAGTACACATACAATTAACACACACCTTAAAAACAAATACTAACACAAAGGTGGTGTCCCCATGGAACAGATTTTTCAGCTTATCGGTGAGGTAGGGTTCCCTATTGCCGGATCGTTGATTGCTGGCTATTTTATCTTTCTTAGCGTTAGTTACATTTTACAAGGTGTGACTAAACAGGTATTGGGTTTAAAAGGTATTATTACTGCATTAGATAATCGTGTCAAAACTATGAATAATGACATTATTCGCGTTGATATGACTATAAGCAATGTTATAGGACTTAAACCTGATATTGACCGTATTGCGAGAGCAGACGGTAAGGTAGACGCAAGGAGAGATTAAAATGTTGTTTGTAGATTATGTGTTTTCATTAGTTGGCGATAATATTTTAATGGATGCTGAGTTAACACCTCAGCACATTAAAGTAAAAGACGGCGACAAGTTTGAAGTAGTGATTAATAATAATCAAATTCTATTTAGAAAGATAATCCAAGAGGTATCTTTAAATGGACGCGATTAATTTAACACAGCTATCGGAAGTTATAAGCAAATATGGTTTCCCTATAGTATCTAGTGTACTTTTGTTATATCTGGTATACTATATTTGGAAATACATTACAGAAAATATCACACCCACATTAATAGAAAGCAATGTGACTTTAGTTGCACTTATTGATAGAATTCGTATGCTGGATAACGATATTATTCGTTTACAGCAAAAACTTGATACTGTTATTGTGTTGAGAGATATTGAAGAAATAAGGGAATCAGCACATGGGAAGCCGACTAACAAAACTGAGAAAAATATTTGATTTTTCAAAGCTGAAAAAAATATTTAATCTGGGGAACAGACACATGAACATGAAATTAAAGATGGAAGTCTTAAAAGTATTTTTACTAGAGTTTGAATTATCTAGTGAAAAGAAACACAATGAGGAAGAAAAAAATGAGAGTAAAGAAGATCCTGCTCCTAAGCATCCTGGCGGCATTCAGTAGTGCGGCTTCGGCTTCCGAAATAGTTCATCAATTTAACAGCCCTGCTTTTAGTGGTATTGGATTCACACAACATGTGTTGAGCATCTATAATCAAGAACAGGCAGCAAAACAAAAAATTAAAGATGAAAAAGCTCAAGCAGAGGCAAAAGCAGAATTAAAATTAATGCAAGATCCAATCTATCGTTTCAAGCAAGCTCTTGAAAGTAGAATGTATCAAGAACTTGCAAAACAGATTACTGATAATTTGTTTGGCGAAGGTGGAGTAACCGAAGGGTTAATTAACTTCCCAACAGGCGGCAGTGTTGCATATAAAAAATTAGGCAATGAAATTGAACTTACAATTACAGATGCAAATGGTACTGTTACAGTTATTAAAGTTCCTGTAGCAACAGTAATTAATGCATCAGGTGGTGGCTAATATGAAAAAAATATCAATAGCATTACTAGCAAGTGTAAGTCTTGTATTGAGTGGATGTGCAAGTTATTCACAAATGGATAAGTTGTTTACTAAAACGCAATTTCAAGATGCAAAAATTGAACCCACAACGCTAGACCGTCCAGAGTTTGTGTTACCAAAGCCAGCTAACGGTCCTGTTGTGGTTGCAGTTTACAATTTCCTAGATAGGACCGGTCAGCGTAAGCCAAGTCCAATGGTTGCACAGTTAAGCAGCGCAGTTACACAAGGAGCTGAAACGTACTTAATGAAAGCACTTCAAGATGTGGGCGGCGGAGGCTGGTTTAAGGTTGTTGAACGTGTGGGCTTAGACAACTTAATGAAGGAACGTCAGATGATTCGTCAGATGAGAGAAATCTATGACGGGCAAAATGCAAAACCATTACCACCAATGTTGTTTGCAGGTATCTTAGTAGAAGGTGGTATCGTAGGTTATGATAGTAATATCATAACAGGCGGTAGCGGTATGCGTATACTAGGCATCGGACCACAAACACAGTATCAAGCAGACATGATTACAGTTAGTCTAAGAGTAGTAAGTGTTACAACTGGCGAAGTTTTAGTTAGTATCACAACTACAAAGACTGTATACAGTTACATGGATAAGTTAGGTGTACTACGATTTGTAGAAGCCGGTACTAAATCTATTGAAGCTGAAGTAGGTATGGGTGTAAATGAAAGCGCAAACAGAGCAACTAATATGGCTATTCAAGCCGCAGTAGTTGAAATGATTCGCGAAGGGCAGAGAAAAGGCTTCTGGGAGTATGATCCAAAATCTGTAGAGGAAATTGAACAAGCTCAAGCAGCTAAAAAGAAAGAAAAGAAAGTTGAGAAAAATCTCAAAGTAGATAATGTTTTTGAAAAAGGAGAGCTAAATGACTAAGACATTTATGGGCTTAATGTTAAGCCTCGCGATGGCGTTGGGCTCTACTGGTGCATATGCTCAAGCAACTAGCACAACCAATAAAGTTTTTATTGATCAAGTTGGTAGTAGCAACACAGTTACATTAACACAAACTGGTAGCGGCAATAACATTGGTGTAAGCGCCAGTGATTATGCAACTATCACCGGCAATAGCAATTCAGTAACAATGACCCAAACTGGCGATAACAATAAAGCCAATTATAAAATAACAGGTAATGGTAATACATATACTAGTGTAGTAACTGGTAATAGTAACGATATACTTGTAACTTGCGGTACTAGCAACGGTGCATGTACTGGTGTTACAATTGATCAAAACATTCAAGGTAATACAAACAAACTAGTAGAAACAATCTCAGGTAGTGCTATTAGCAGCAAGACCAAGATTGTTGGTGGTTTAAACGACCTAGCATACACATTAAGCAGCAGCAACGGTAAGTTAGATGTTGATATTGCTGGCGACAGCAACGTTATGCGTCATACACAAACTGGCGCCGCAGGTGTTAGCGGCCATGACCTAAAAGTAGTATTAACTGGTTCATTAAACCAAGTAACAACTACACAGGCAGGTACTATTGATACCACTGTGAACATTAAAATTAATGGTGGTAGTAACATCATCAATGTTACAACCAATAACTAATGTTTCGTTGGTTTAACACACTAGTTTTTGCGTGTTTGATTAGTTCAGTGCCAGCTTGGGCTGAGATTGGTAAAATCTCAACTCAGGTTGGCCCTGACTCTTCTATTCAACGAGGCAAACAAATTATTGCTGGTAAACCTAATACAGGTATTGTGTCTAATGATACTGTTAGTACTCGTAAGGGTACAACACTAAACATTAATTTTAAAGATAATACAAAAGTAAAAATTACCGAAAACAGTCGTTTAGTAATAGACGACTTTGTTTACGATCCAAAGAAAAGTGACGCTGGTAGATTAGCAATGAAGGTATCAATGGGTACTGTTCGTTATGCCAGCGGTCAGATTGCAAAAGTAAATCCTCAGCGTATTAATATTAAAACGCCTAGTGCTGCAATTGCAGTTAGAGGTACAGATTTTCACATGACCGTCGACGAAGCAGGCAGAAGTCTAGTAGTACTAGTGCCTAGCTGCCGTGACGAGAATGAAGTTATTCGCAGCGATGAAGAAAAATTAATTAATTGCCAAACCGGTAAAATTATAGTAGAAAATGCAGCAGGATCTGTAGAATTAACAGAACCATTCAGCGCCACATATGTGTCAAACTTTGATGCATCTCCGAGCGCAGCTATTATTTTAAAGCTAACAACAGTTGACCCTAGAATTAGTTTTGACAGTCAAGTTACTAATGATTTAATTATTAGTCCTCCTGAGGCAGTTCAGGAGCAAATGGCTAAAACTACAAAAGAAAATAATTTTGAGGAAGATGAAGAAGAAACGGTAACTAGAACCGCTAATGCAGACGCAGCTAAAAGCAAAAAAGAAGATTCTAAGGTAGTTGCTGTGACCACGTCTACTAGTACAAGCAAAACTTGTTCTGAGAAGATTATTTGCGTAGAAGTAAATCCATATGTAACTTTTTATAGAACTACTGATAGCGACCATTATGCTGAAGTAAGAGCAAGATTAAATTCTAATTTAACCTTAACTATAATTCATAACGGTGATGAGGGTAAGTTGGGTTGGGGACCTGCGCCTAACTCTGGTAATCAAGTAATTATTAGGCAGAGCAAATGAGAAAGATTTTAGCAGCACTATTGTTTTTCATAAGTGTGCCAGTAGCAGCACAAGAAGCTAACTTTGGTTTTGAAAATGGCAACTACACTAACTGGACTGTTAGTAATGGCAGCACCACAGTAAAGACTGGTGGTTGGAGCAGTAACGGCTCAGGCGCACAAGTAACAACAGGTATGAGTAACTACTGCCCGGGCGGCGGCAAATGTTGGACAGTTACCCCTTATGGCACATACATGATGTCTATCCAAGCTGGTGGTGGTTCTCCAACGTTTGATAGCTCAATGTCAACTCTTGGATTTACCAGTGCCGAAACAACATCAATTAAAAATACCATTTACCAGAATGGTAACATGTACCCAACAAACGCTTCTTATGCTAGACGCAGTGTAGTACTAGAAGCTGGCAAAACATATACCTATGCGTGGAACTACGTGAGTACAGACTATACTCCGTACAATGATGGGTCGATGGTGGTAGTTACTGGTCCTGCTGGTCCTGTTACAGTTAATGGTCAACAAAAATACGCACTACTAGGTTTTACTAATCCAGGAACCGGTAACTATTCAACTGGCAGCTATGGCTCAACAGGTTGGCAACAGATTGTTATTACAGTAAGTGTAACAGGCACTTACGACTTAGCATTTATATCTTTTAACTTAGGTGATACAGCACTAAGTCCAATTCTATTCATTGACGAAATTATAGGTGCTACCTTACTAAATGGCCAAACCTTTACATCAGTTCAACCAAACTCGGGAAGTACTGCCCCTCCACCACCTAGTGAACCAACCGTGCCAGAATATTGCTGCGGCGGCAGTGGTAGTTCGTTTAATGCCAGTACTGTTAATACAAATAAAGTTAACACATTCTCAAGTAGAACAGTAAAAGATTCTAAAGTTATTATTGAACAGATTGGTTCTAGTAATAGTATTACTATAACACAAAGTGGTACAAGAGAAAACTATTTCAAGTATTACAGCAGCGGCAATAACAATACTACAACTGCTACACAAAGTGGCACAAATAATTCTGTAACTAATTACATGGACTTAACAGTTAACGGTAGCAGTAATAGTTTAACACTAAGTCAAACTGGCACAGGCGGCGCAAAAGGAATCTTTGCTAGTGTGTCAAATAATAATAATACGCTAAATATCCTGCAAAAAGATGGTGGTAATCATTATCTGGATCTAGCATTAACCGGTGGTAGCAAATCTGTTACTGTCGTTCAAGAAGGAAGTGCAGGCCATATGGCTAAGATTGACTTGTCAGGCAACCCAACAAGTCTTAGCCTAACACAAGTTGGCGCTACACAAAACTTCTATTCAATAACTCACAGTTGTGCTACAGCAGGCGGCTGCGGCACAATTACAGTAACACAAGGACAATAACATGTTGAAGAAAATTTTACTAAGTCCATGGACTGCACTACTCACACTATTTTTAATTGTTGGACTAAGAGCAGTAGATCCTAGTTTTGTTGAAAGTGTACGTCTTAGATATTTTGACACACTTATTACCAGCAAAGCGCCTACTCCTAATAACATCTATACAGTTAACATAGATGAAGCTGCACTAGACAAGTATGGTCAGTGGCCCTTTCCACGTGATCAGTATGCAGGCATTGTAAAAGACCTTTATGATAGGGGTGCAGGCTTAGTAGTATTCAATGTGTTAATGGCAGAGCCCGATCGCTTCAAAGGCGACAAGGCCATGGAAGCAGCAATGCTACAGTATCCAGTTATACTACCAAATGTGCCATCGGACAAGTCAAAAAATAATCCTCGCGAAACTGGTGCCGCAATTATGGGACCAGAGTATTTAGACACTGTGATTCAATATCCAGGTATCATTGCTAACTTGCCCAACTATGAAGGACTAGCAATTGGCACAGGCACAGTTAATACACTACCAGAGATTGATGGCGTTAATCGCCGCGTACCATTAGTAGCCAGTGTAGACGGAACATTATATCCTGCACTAAGTTTAGAAGTACTTCGTGTTGTTGCAGGCGATCCTAGTTTTCAAATTAAGTTAAATGAACTAGGCGTAGAAAAAATGCGTATCCCTCAGTTTGGCCCAGTTACCACAGACAGTTTAGGCCGTGTGTGGATTGATTGGAGCCAAAAGTCAAAGAGTGTAAGTTTAGCAGAACTTCCAAAAAGTTTTAACGGTGCTGTGGTATTTGTAAGTCCAACCGCAGCAGGTATTAGTAATCCGGTTCCTACAGCACTAGGACCAGTACACCCACATGAACTACAAGCAGCAGTAGTAGGCACTATGTTCAATGGTGTAAACATTCAGCGTGCTGATTGGTCTGATCTTGCAGAAGTAGGAGCATTGCTAGTGTTAGGCCTAATTATTATTTTACTATCAAGGTGGATATATGTTGGTCTTTTCACAACTGTTGTTGGGATCGCTGCCAGTGTTGGTGGCTCTTATTGGTTGTTTATTAACTACAACATGCTCACAGACGCAACGGCAACTGCTATTGGTCTTGTTCTTGTTGCCTTGCACGTTTATGGCGTTAAGTTTGTAAGTGAGTTCTTACAGAAGCAACAGATTAAGAAACAGTTTGGCACATACCTAAGCCCAGACCTAGTAGCACAGCTACAGCGTCAGCCAGAGTTACTAAAGCTAGGTGGCACTGAGCAAGAACTAAGTATCATGTTCACAGACGTCCGTGGTTTCACTACAATCTCAGAACACTATGGCAAAGATGTTCAGGGCTTGACAAGCATCATGAACCGTTATATGACTGCTATGACTAAAGCTATCCTAGAGAACAAGGGTACGCTAGACAAATATATCGGTGACGCACAGATGGCTTTCTGGAACGCACCAGTGAACAACTCACAACATGCTAAGGATGCTGTTCGTACAGCATTCCAAATGTTAAAATCTCTAAAGGAATTTAATGATGAAATTAAAGCAGAAGGCGTACCAGCTTTTGGAATGGGCCTCGGTATTAATACTGATACTGTGGTTGTTGGTAATATGGGTAGCGATCAGCGTTTTGACTATACCTGTTTGGGCGACGGCGTTAACCTTGCTAGCCGCCTCGAAGGTCAAAGCAAACCTTACGGAGTTAAAATTATTATCGGACCCAAGACTGCTGACGCGGTTTTGGATACATACCAAGTAGTTGAGCTTGATTTAATTGCTGTTAAGGGTAAAACTGAACCAGCAAAGATTTTTACAGTATTAGAAGAATTTAATAAACAAGACGAAAAAACACATAATCAATTCTTGCAAGAATACCGCGCAGGTAATTGGAATACAGCACAGAAAATAGCTACAGACATGAGACACAGTTGGAAGGGCGAATTAGCACATTATTATGATGCTATGATTGATCGTATTTTAGAATACAAGAAAAGTCCTCCCAAGAACTGGGACGGCATTTACAGAGCCACATCAAAATGATCACACTGGAAACTAACAGTAGCGGAACTAGATTTGCTGTAGTAGCAAACGATAGATTATTGGTTTCAACAACTAATTATCTACATGCTTTAGAAGTTTACGAGCGGGCAAAAAACAATGATTTGTCTTTTGCAGAAACATTATTTGTTCCGTTTAATCCTCAGGACGCCAAGATCTTAGTGTAATAAAAGTATTTTTGTAGTGTCGAAAATCTTTTATTAATTGTCTTGCATGAAATAGTTCAAGCGGTATGCTATCGGTGTAATTTATCATAGGTAGATAATATCTGCTGACTATTTTTTCTAATCTTTTAATATCTATGCTTAATGCATCAACGATTTTATTGTTGTACTCTAGATCTTGAAGTAACGATAATAACCATACATGATATTCACTTTCAATATTATATGTTCGTGTTAATTCTCTAACTTCATAAAAAAGTGCTTTAACTGGATTTATACTAGGTCTGTATTTTGTTAGTACTGAAGGAAATTTAAAATCGCTAGATTCAGTCTCTAGCTGATTCATTGTGCTAACATAATCTTTTCTCAGCGCAATTTTTAAACTATCTAAATTATTTTGTATTTTTCTTTCGTAGTCTTTAATAAGTGCGTTGGCAATTTTCTGATATCTAGGATTTAGTTTTTCGTAGTATTCTTGTTTAATATCATCGATAGAATATGCCCCTTCGAGCAAGTCAAACGGCAGCGTTTTTGTTTTATGATATTTTTCTAGTTCTTGCTGAATTCGCAGCAGAACAAAATCAACGATGTCATCCATTACAATATTTATTCTGTATGGATTTTTAGGATAGTTTGTAGTTTATCTGTTCCGCCGTTTTTGTTCAGTGTAAGCCTAGCACCGTTGTGCAACGGCTGCGGCCAAACACCAATATCAACCCATGCATAGCCTGCACTTTCTCCGTTTAGTTGTGGAATAAATTCTTTATCTATTACAGCAACAAAACTGTAATAATAAAATTTTTTATCCTTGCTTTGATAAACGTCAATAGGGTTGAGCTTTGTTAATTCTGGCACAAAGCCAATTTCTTCAGTGAGTTCTCGCTGAATACACTCGTAGGGAGTTTCGCCCTTCTCAATTATACCACCCCAAAAGCCCCAAGTATTCTTAAAGCGTTTGTCTGAGTTGCGTAATTGGAGTAAGCAACGTCCTGTATCTTTAGCTAAAAAAACTACGCCAGCAGCAACAGTCATTACAGTACAAGTCTCCAGTATCCAGGATTGTATTCACCTTCGTAACTACTTATCCATGAACTACCGGTCCACTTGTATTGTTTTGATGTATAATCGTTGGTTATGTAATGCACAGTAGTAACATTTGCTGAATTAAATGCAACTTGCCACGCTGAGCCATTATATTGAATAATGTCGTTTTCTTTTGCAGCTATGCCCCAAGCAGGATATCCTGTAGGGTGAAGTTCTTCTGTTATTAGATATCGTTGTCCTAGCACGGCAGCAGGTAATCCTGCACCTGGAGACGCTGTTCTAGGGTCAATGATACGGTCTACATCAGTAAGTGTGTCGCTGGGTAATGTATCAGGGTCTAAATTAAAAATAAGTGCAGTTTCGTCTGTTGGGTTAGCAGTAACTGATCCAATAACAAAATTATCCTCGCTATCAGTATCGTTGCTGATATTTAATTTTAGCAAACTAGTTGCTGACAAAATACCTTGCATTTCAATTAAATCTGCCCATGGTTTTCTTATACCGGCCAAATCAACTAAAAATACACTTGAACCTGAAACTTGAACTCTATAATTGTTTGGCGTAATAACAACTTCAGCAGTATCAGGAATTGAACCAAAGAAGTCATTGTATTGAGAATCAAAACCGAGCTCGCCAATACTACCAGTAGTACTATGCACATCTGCAATAATTTGTTGAATAATAGTTTGACGCTTAACTTTAGCTGGCGGACTAATCCAAATAGGTACACTAAATGTTAATGTTGAAATGTCTAGAGATTCGTCAACGCCCGCTGGAATACTACGACTGCTCCAATTAATGTCAGTCATTTCTACTTCAAACACACTGGTCCAGTCTAGTGGATTATCATTGCTTTGTAATTGAATACTTGGATTAAAAATTACAAATAACTGCTCTAGTAACTGCAATTTAGTATCAGTATTAGTAGTCCATATGTCAACTTGAATGGTCATGTTATATGGAACAGGCATATATCGTTGTGTAGTATACAAGTTTCCTTGATCACTACCATAGGTGCCCATGTCATTATTGTATGCCCTTTCAGCAACCTGTCTTGTATCAACTAAGAATGGTTCAGCAGTTCTATCTCGGGCAGGCTGTATACTCTGAATACTAATAGTGATCATTGGTGCGTTATTCATCGCATTTTCACTATTGTTTCTTAAAATACTAGCAACCATACGACTCATGTCACCGTAACGAGCAGGTACACGATTATACTTAATACCGTTACGAGTATTTTCTTTTACTTTAAAATGAGAAAAGATACGGATAATCTGAATCAGATATCGCTTTATTTGTTCATCATACCAATAATCTAAGTTTTTGCCTGCCATATGTGTCCTTAGTTATCTGTCTTTGGTTTAATGACTTTACTGAGATTAGTTTTTTCAGGCTCACTTAAACCGTTTGAATCAATTCTATAATTGTCGTTGTTAATGAATGTGCTGAGCACACGATTAGCCGCAGCCCACTCTCTACGATTATCGTCACCGACGCGAATCCATCTATTTCCCGATTTCTGGAATAGTCTATTTGGACTAAAATCTGTACGCAGGAAATAATCGCCATCGCTAATACCAATTATTGGGAAACTTTCACCGCTACCAGCAATAGGTACTCCGTTTACAGGAACGCCAGTGTCACCCGCAAAGTCAAAGCCTATAGTTGGCTTATCTGGTACTTCGGGGTCAAAATATAAATGTCCAGTTCTTCTCCATTGTGGGTCATATGGAACATCTCGTTCAGCTTGTGCAAGTATAGCGTCGTTGATAGCAATTTCGCTTTCGTATTTGCTAACAAGATTACGCAAGTCCTCTTCGTTTTCACCAGTACCAAGTATATCTCTGTATTCTTGGCTGTCGCTGATTGGACCGCACTTGACACGCCATAAATGTGGCCACCAGCGCGGATCAAAGCCTTCGCTGGGTCTAGCACCATCTTGAACTACATAAAATCTATTAATAGCACCTTCTGCACCTAATAGAAGATCATCTCGCAAGTGAGGTAATTCAATAACATCACCGGGCATCAGTTTACGACCCAATGACTCTACCATACTTTCAATATGGAACGTTAGAAAAACAGTATCGTTGGCTAAAAATAAGCCAAACTGTGTTAAATCATAACTATCGTTATCTTGTATATTGTATTGCCCGCGCAGCTCGTAAATGTTTGTATCATATTTGCGATCTCTGTTTTCTAAGAACAGCAAATCTTGAATGAAAACCTGATCATTAACGGTGTTGCCCGCAGGTGGTCTAGTAGGATCAGCGGAATTAGCATTTACAGTATCATGTATACCTAAATATTTGTGAACATGTACACCTGTACCACCAGCATATAGGTGTTCACCTACAATTCTGTCGATGAATTTGTAGTCGTTGGTCTTAATAGGATTCCACAGGCTTATTTTGGGCATAATACTATTTATCAGAACTTCTAGAACATCATTCTACCAAACGATAAGTATTAGATAATCAGTCTAAAAGGCCCTATGCATAGTTTAATTAAGGGCGCCCGCCCTATAAAAAGCAGCCAAATAAGAGATCACTATAATCGCTTTGAGTATAGTGATGTGTCCCTTGCTGACTATACCGAGATATGGCGAGAATGGCTAACTTACACTGATTTAAAAACCTTAGATGGTTTAGAGCATTTTAAATACGCAGATTATACGCAAGGCACTAGTCAAACGTTTGACAATTTTGTACTAAAACACGGAAAAGAAAAAACAATTTTTGCCATGCGTGGCGACTTTCAGTATCACGCATGTATATCTAAGTTTTCTGATTTTGACTATATTGATGGCGACTTTAAAACATCTAAGTTTTTTGGCTTAGGTTTAGCGGCTGTTATAGTTAGCGCACCGTTCAGCGATTATGGTTGTATGCATCCAGAATTTGAAAAACTTATGGAAATGTGCGATTTTTATAAAGCGCCAGTTTGCTTAGATCTAGCGTATTGGGGCATATCAAAAAACATTCATATTGACTTAAACAAATATCCTATGATAACAGAAGTTACATGTAGTTTAAGCAAGCCATTTTATTCATTAGAAAATCACCGTGTGGGTGTTAGATTTACTCGAGAATATACTGATGATGGTATTAGTATGATCAATGAAGTAAACATGCAAAACAACTACAGTATGAGTTTAGGTGCGTATTTTATGAAAAATTTTAGTCCAGATTGGAACTGGGATACATTCGGACAACAGTATGAAGATGTATGTAATGATCAAGGATTAGTTTATACTGATACAGTAATTTTTGGTCTAGGTGACGAAGCACGTCATAAAAGTTTTAATCGAGGCGTTTTTAATAATTATCGGGTCTGTGTCAGCGAATTTTTAGGAGATATAAATTGATTGTAAATTCACATAATGATTGGGATCCACTTGAGGAAATTATTGTTGGTCATGCACACCATAGTCGTATCGCAACAGATATAAGTGCCCGAAGTTTTAGCTATGCTAATCATCCTGCAGAAAAAGTTATTCCGTTAGAAGGAACATATCCACAATGGGTAATTGATGAAGCAAACGAAGATGCAGATGGTTTAGCTGACACACTTACTAAGATGGGCGTAAAAGTTCATCGTCCTAAGATTATTGATTGGGATAATATTAATTACGACATTGGGCAAGGATGGAATACCAAAGGTTGGTATAGCTGGTGTCCTCGCGACTTAATTCTTCCATTAGGCGATATGCTTATTGAAACACCCACACCAGTTCGCGCAAGATATTTTGAAACAAGATTATACGAAGACATTCTCTATCAAGCCTTTGAAGATGGTGCGTTATGGGTACAAGTACCAAAACCAAAACTACATGATAATATGTATCAGTTTGAAGATCTGAGTAAAGCTACGTTGATGGATCACGAGATCTGCTTCGATGCTCCTAATATTGTTCGTGTAGGCCGCGACTTACTGTATCAGGTCAGTAACAGCGGCAACATGAAGGGATTTAAGTGGCTCAAGCGTTTCTTAGAACCATTGGGTTATAGATTACATTACAGTGAGCTTTACAGCTTTGCACACTTTGACAGTACTATTGTACCATTGCGTCCTGGTTTAGTGTTGTTGAACAGTACACGAGTTACACCAGACAACTGTCCAGAGATCTTTAAGAAGTGGGATAAAATTTGGTTTGATGATTGTGTTGTGCAGGGAAGCAAACTAGCTGAGCAGGGTTACATTGCTCCTTGCAGTCCATACATTGGTATGAATATTCTCAGCGTTAACGAGAACACAATTATCTGCGATAGCGCACAAGAACCTCTTATGCGTGAACTAGACAAGCACGGCATTGATAGTGTGCCAGTTCGTTTCCGTCATAGTATGACACTAAGCGGCGGCATCCACTGTGCCACACTTGACCTACGCCGTAAGGGTACATTAGAGGATTATTGCAACTAATGAATAACTTAGGTTTTATAAACATAGATTTCGTTACGAATGAGATGCTTTATACCTTGAAGTTTACTGAGCATAATCATGTAAATTATTCGGGCGGATACTGGGACGAAATAGGCACTCCAGTGCCGGATTATCCATTTGATGGCCCATGGGTTTATCAGATGTTTAATAATGATTGTCCAAACTGGGCGCACGATATTAAAAATATGTTTAGTGATAAACTTATATACTCGATGGTTGCAATTAACTTGTTAAAGCCCGGTCGATTTATTCCTCCACACCGAGACAAGTTTGTTAGATTATTAGCAGATGCAAAAAAGAATGATTTGAATACAGAGAACCTTGTTCCAGTAAGAATAAATATTTTTTTACAGAATCACATACCGGGACACTTTTTTGAAATGAATAATTCTGTTTTTACAAATTATCAAAAAGGAAACTATAGTATCATACATAAAAATGTAATTCATTCTGTTGCTAACATAAGTCAATATAATAGATATACAATGCAAATAACAGGCTTTGCGAGGGAAGATTTAATATGAAAATTTTTATGACAGGCAGTTCAGGATTTATAGGTCAGCACCTTTCTGAAAGATTATCAGGACACGAATTACACTTTTTAGCTTGCGACCTTCGAGACCATCTTTCGGTTGTGTCTCAGGTTAAGTCAGTACAACCTGATATTATTATCCATCTTGCTGCCCGTACAGAAGTAGAGCAGAGTTTTTACGAGCAGAATGTATTCAGCGATGTTAACTATGTTGGTACTGTTAATTTAATTGAAGCAGCAAAGCATGTACCTAATTTAAAAAACTTTATTTTTGCTAGCACCATGGAAGTATATGGATGGCAACCAATCAGTGATTTAATTCGCGACGGCAAGGAAGATCCAAGCAACATACCTGCATTTGATGAAACTACATTACCAAACCCGAATGCACCATATGCAGTAGCAAAGTATGCCTGTGAAAAGTATCTAGAGTATGCACATCGCAGTTATGGTTTACCGTTTACTGCTATTCGTCAAACAAACAGTTACGGTCGCAAAGACAACAATTTCTTTGTAACAGAACAAATCATTTATCAAATGTTAACTAATTCACATGAGGTAAATTTAGGTTATGCAGAACCTTACAGAAATTTTATTTTCATCGATGATTTATTAGATGCTTGGGTAGCAATAGTTGAAAATCCTGAAAAGTGTAATAACAGTATTTTTTGTTTAGGCCCAAATGCACCTATTAAGATTAGACACTTTGCTGAAAAGATTGCAGATAAGCTCAATTGGTCCGGTCGTATTAACTGGGACACAAAACCAAAACGACCTGGGGAAATTTATCTGTTAAATAGTACTAACAAAAAAATTACTAACGCACTAGGTTGGGAACCAAAAATAGATTTAGATACTGGGTTGGATTTGACAATCGACATTTGGAAGAAAAATTTAGGGAGAAAATAAGATGAATGTTGCATTTGTGCAACCAAACTTCCAAACTGGCCCACGGCATCTAAATGCATTTTATTTGCCCTACACCGTGGGTATCCTTTGGTCATATGCTAGTCAGTATTCTCACATTAGCGAAAACTTTTCTGTAAAACATTGGATATTTAGAAGAGATCCAGTTGATCAGGTTGTTGCTCAATTATCAGAGTGCGAGATTGTATTTTTTAGTCTGTATGTTTGGAACAGAGAATATTGTTTCAAAATAGCTAAAAAACTAAAAGAACTAAATCCTAAAGTTTATACTGTATTTGGCGGCCCTGATTTGCCTCATCGTAATAAGAATCTCTTTGACGAATTTCCTTTTATTGACGTTGCTGTTATTGGCGAAGGCGAACACATGGTCTATGAAATATTAGATCAATATTTGCAAGGTAAAAAGCCTGTTAGACACAGAGCCCATGCACCAAGAATTCGTGACCTAGAAATACCAAGCCCATACTTGACTGGTATATTTGATGAACTAATCGCTGCTCATCCAGACATCGAGTGGATGCCTACACTAGAGACTGACCGCGGTTGCCCGTATAAGTGTACGTTCTGCGATTGGGGCAGTCTAACATCTAGTAAAGTAGTTAAATTTGGATTAGAACGTGTATTTGCTGAATTGGAGTGGTTTAGCAAAATGAAAATGCCATTTCTTACAATGACTAATGCTAACTTTGGTATTTTTAAAGAGCGCGATATTCTAATAACTGATAAGATAGTTGAACTTTCTAGAGAAACAGGATACCCCAGCGGTCTCGGCGTAAGCTATGCTAAGAACAGTAATAAAGATGTCTTTGACATCGTTAGAAAGTTTCAAGAAGTTAACATACAAACTGGATTTATTTTAAGTCTACAAACTACTACTGATGAAGTCCTAGAAAATGTTAAGCGTACTAACATGAATATCAATGATGTTTCAGAAATAGCAAATTATGGCAGATCTTTGCAATTACCAATCTTTACTGAAATCATCATGGGACTACCTGGCGAAACTTTAGAAAGCTGGAAACAGAATATTGAAAATATATTAGATGCTGGGCTGCACAACGGCATTGATGCGTTTCTACTAAACATGATAGAAAACGCACCTATGGTAGATGATATTGAAAAGTATGATTTAAAAACGTTTGCTGCATACGATATGTTTTACGAAACATCAGATAGTTTAGAAGAATCTGATAGAGTTAATGAAACGATACAAGTTATCAAAAGTACTAGTACATTAACTGTAGAGGATTTGCTGGAAACAATCATCTACACATGGTTCGTTATTGGTTTTCATATACATGGTATATCTGATATTATTGCAATCTATTTAAGACGAGCAAAAAATGTATCCTATAAAGAATTTTATGATAAGTTAATTGATCAAGTACGAAAAGATCAAAACATAATTGAATGGGAAAATAAAATTCGGCATGCATATTTAGATTGGCATAATACTGGTATCTTTAAGTTAGACTTAATTGGTTTAAAGTTATCTAGTTGGCAAGTACCAAATTCTATGAGTTTAATCATGCATCAAACTGATACAGTTGATCACTATATTGATATAGTGAAAGAATTTGTAATCGAGAATTATGATATTGACCCGGACATTATTAGCGATTATGAGGTATTATCAAAAAACAGAATTAAGCAGTGGGGTCGTTATAATATAACACCTAAGCAGATTTGTACAAAAACAACACTATTTGACTACACTCAAAACCTGTGTTATAATGTTACAAATGAACAACAACAGTATTTGATTGCAGATAGGTATAACCAATTCCCTACAGAGCTGTCGCAACATATTGATTATGTTATATACGGCCGCCGAAAAATGTGGGTTTTAAATGTGGTTGACAAACTCTAAATTCCTGCTATACTGTATTTGTATTTGAAATTCAGGAGTAACTTGTGGCTAGAGCTAAAGCACCTAGAAAGTTATCTGTTAACGGGTTTTCGGAACCCGAATGGCGTTTGGTCCAGCTGGACATGAAGCCCATTAGGATTAACGGAATCGAAAAAGATTATAATCGTTTGCTGTGGGAGGCTGACTCCTATGTGCATTCAGAGGTAGATGATAAAAAGAAGGCAGCATCTTTTATCAAATATTGTGAAAAGAATTTTGATAAAAAAAGTGCAGCCGCACTGAAGCGCCTACCTGAGTATAACTTTATTACAGTTGGTAAGATGGCTTACTTGCTGGAAAAAGGTGTAGCACTACCTGAACAGCGTATTGCTAAACTTAAAGAGTGCTATGAAGGCTTTCTAGTACAGGCTGCTAATTTAGAAAAGAAGAAAGCAGATGTTGAGGCTGTTAAGCCCAAGGCAGTTATTACTGTTAGTATTCAGCAGCGTATGAGGGAACAGGTTAGCGATCTATGCGCTCACTGGGATTATTTGTTAGACGAACTTTGTCGTAAGCGTCTCGATATTTCTACATTTGATCCTTATAGCCAGATGCAAAGTTATAAGGATAATATGATTAAGGCAGCACATGCTAAGATCATTAAGGAAATGTACGAAGCACAACATTCTGAGGCAAGAGAAGTTGTAGCATGGAAAGACGAGCAGATCAAGGAAGGCTATGCCTATATGACTCCTAAGATGCGTAAGGAGTTCCTTGAATTTTACGAAAAGATTGCTATTGCCTGCGACACCTTTATCAATACAGGTAAGGCTGTACGCAAGACTAGAAAGAAAAAGCCTGTTAGCAAGGAAAAGGCAATTGGCAAGCTCAAATATAAGCAGAGTGAGCCAAGTTTGGGATTGGCTAGTATCAATCCAATGAACATTCTAGATGCTCAGGTACTTTGGGTATATAACACAAAGAACCGTAAATTGGGTGTATATGTTGCTGAAGAACATCATAACCTTCAAGTTAAGGGTACAACAATCTTAGGCTTTAACGCAAAGCAGAGTGTACAAAAAACGCTACGCAAACCCGAATTGCTTAAGGGCGCCGATAAGCTGGCTCGAACTAAGTTTCAAAAGCTCTTTGAGGGGCTGAATGCGGTTGAAACCGAGATGAATGGGCGAATTAACGAGCATACCCTGCTAATTAAGGTGTTCTAAAGATAAATAGTAGTATGGCAAATACTATCGGATACAGTAGCAGGGAAGACCTAATTAAGAGCTTGAAAAATCGCTTAGGCGATGGTATGGTTGATGTTGAGCTTGATCGCGAACATTACGATACTGCTATCGATATAGCTCTAGGCAAGTATAGACAACTAAGCAGCGGCTCAGTTGAAGAAAGCGTTATCTTTATTCAAACTCAGGGCGGCATAACAGAATATACTCTTCCCGATGAAGTTATTGAAGTGCGTCGACTGTATCGTAGAGGTATCGGTACAAACAGTGGCGGCGGCACAAACTTTGATCCTTTTGACGTAGCATTTAACAACATGTATATGCTACAAGCAGGTCAGATTGGTGGACTTGCTGTGTTTGATGCGTTTGCTCAGTACAAAGAAACAATTGGTCGTGTGTTTGGTAGCGAGTATAACTTCCTTTGGAATCGTAACACAAAGGTTCTAAAAATTCTTCGTAATGTTAATCACGAAGAAGAAGTTGCAATCGGTGTTTATAACTTTATTCCTGAAACTATTTTGCTCGGCGACATTTATGCTAGCCAGTGGTTAGCATCTTACTCTCTAGCACATTGTAAATTAATGTTAGGCGAGGCTCGCAGCAAGTATGCTAGCGGCTTACCGGGCGCCGGCGGTGCTATTCAGCTCAACGGTGCTGACCTCAAAGCAGAAGGCAAAGCAGAAATTGATGAGTTGTTGGTAGCTCTTCATAATATGGAAGAAGGTAATAGTCCTTTGGGCTTTATTATAGGTTAATAATGATTATTGGATTAGTTGGTTTCATTGGCAGTGGTAAGGATACTGTTGCTAGTAGGTTTATTTCGTACGGCTGTGTTAAAGATAGTTTTGCAGCACCACTTAAAGATGCGTGTGCAGCTATTTTTGGCTGGCGCCGCGAGCTACTTGAAGGCGATACAGTAGAAAGCAGAGAGTTTCGGGAAACACCAGATATGTTCTGGGCTCGCAAACTAGGTATTGATAATTTTACTCCACGTCTTGCACTTCAACTAGTTGGCACAGACGTTCTTCGTAATCACTTTCATCAAGACATTTGGCTATCAAGTTTAGAGTATAGATTTAGGATCAAAAATAACGACCAAAATGTTGTTATCAGCGATGCTAGATTTAGAAATGAACTTGAGCTTATTAAGAGCTTAAACGGAATCATCGTTTGGGTTCAACGCGGTGAATTGCCACAATGGTTTGATGACGCTGTTAAGGCTAACGAAGGCAATGCTATTGCTCGCAAAATAATGCAAACTCGTTGGCGCGATGTTCACGAAAGTGAATGGAATTGGGCAGGCTTTCCGGTTGATTATGTAATTAATAATAACGGTAGCATGGAAGATCTAGACAAACTTGTAAATGATCTTCAACGTAATTTGTTTAAGACTCACCTTAGCGTGATCTGAGGCTATTTAGCTTTTTTTGTTATTTTTAAATCTTGCTTCTCCTAATAATACCGGTTTAGGTGTGTTTTGCATAAATATATGCATCAAAACCAACCTTTTATGGGAGAACAAGAATGGCAAGAACATTAGTATCACCAGGCGTAAGTGTAAGCGTAACTGACGAAAGTTTCTACGCTCCAGCTGGTACTGGTACAGTTCCGCTAATAGTCATCGCAACAGCTCAAGACAAGAGCTCACCTGATGGCAGTGGAACAGCAGCATACACTACAGCCGCAGAAGCAGCTAACGTCAAGTTGATTACAAGTCAGCGTGACCTATTAACAAATTACGGCAACCCAATTTTCAAATCTTCGGGCGGCACAGCACTACATGGTCATGAATTAAACGAATATGGCCTACTAGCAGCATACAGTTTCTTAGGTATTGCAAATCGTGCATATATCCTTCGCGCAGATATTGATCTAGATCAGTTAGCCGCAAGCTCAGTTGCACCATCAGGCGATCCAGCAGACGGCACTTATTGGTTAGACTCATCTTCAACAATTTGGGGTCTAAAGCGTTGGAGTGGTACTGCATGGGTTCGTCAGACAGTTAAAATACCAGCAGTTGCAGATTTAGCAGCAGGTAACGTTCCTAAAACAGCATATGGTGTTAACGGTGATTATGCTGTAGTTTACTTTACAACAACAGGCGCAACTGCACCAACAATTAAATTCTATCATAAGATTGGCGGTCAGTGGTATCACATTGGTTCAACTGCATGGGACTCAGCATCAAGCGCCGATTTCCAAGAAGCTAGTTATTTAGATCTTCCAGGAACTCGCAGCGGCGGCGGCAGTTTGGTTGCCGGCGACCTAATGCTACAAAAAGAACCACAAAATAATGGTACAACATTAAGCGTTAAAGTATATGATTCAGCTTCCGGACAATTTACTGCTGAAGACGTTGTAATTAGAGACCTTTCATATCAGGCTCTAACCGCTTACAACATGAATCCACCTACAGGTGCTTTATGGGCAGATACCGTAACAGGTGAAGCAACATTAAGATTGAAGCGTTGGAACGGCGAAGGTACTGTTACCGCTACACCAACTTCAGCAGCCGCTGCTAATGCGGTTGTACTAGCTAACCATGCTAACAAGATATCACTAGCATTTACATTTGGTGATGGTACACCAGTTAATGTTACATTTACAAGCGGTAACGTTAATGCTACAGTTGACGATATGGTTACTGATATCAATAATGCTATTAGCGGTGCTAATGCTACACTTTCAAGAACCAGTACTGCAATTGCAGCTAATGTTAGCGGTTTACTAACAATTACTAATACTAGCGGTTTTGATATCGTACTCAGCGCAGGTAACGTTGCAGGTTTTGATCCAACAGATCTAAACTTCCTCACCGACTTGCCATATTCAAACTGGGAATCGTTAAGCTATGAAGTTAGTGCATCTGAATTAACAGGTGATACTGCTAACGGAACTTTATGGTACGACGACAATATTACTCCTGAAAACATCGACTTATTATATAATAATGCCGGTACTTGGACAACATTTAATGTTGACATTCAGGTAACACCAACAGAACCAACTACACGATCAAACGGAGTATCTGCATTGACCGGTGATGAAGTTTGGATTGACAGTAGCGACTTAGAAAACTTCCCAAAGATTTATATTTGGGATGGCGGCGCCGATGAATGGGTCCTTGTTGACAACACTGATCAGGTAACTGATATGGGTGTAGTTTTTGCTGATTTCCGTGCAGATGCAAACAGTCCAATTGACGCAGATGCTCCATCAGCAGCTGAATATCCAAATCTAATTTTAGGTTGGAATACTCGTGCTAGTGGCGGTAACGTCAAGCAGTGGGTAGTTGGCCATACACATGAAGGTGTATTGGTTGGCGACCGTTGGGTAAATTACAGTGGCAATAAGAGCAACGGTGCTCCTCATATGCTACGCAAAGCACAACGTCGCGCAGTTGTAAAACAAATGCAGGCTGCTATTACTAGCAACACTGACATTCGTAACGAAGTAAATCGTTTCAATCTAATTGCAGCACCTGGATATCCAGAGCTACTAGATGAAATGATTAGCTTGAATGTGGATCGTAAGGAAACAGCATTTATTGTTGCTGATGCTCCTCTACGTTTAGCAGCAAGTTCAACAGCAACTCAAGCATGGGCAACTAACTCAAATAATGCAGAAGAAAATGGTGAAGACGGTCTAGTAAGCAGCAATGCTTATGCGGCAGTATATTATCCACATGGCTTAACAACAAACCTAGACGGTACAAACGTTGTTGTTCCAGCAAGTCACATTGCACTACGCACACTTGCTTATAACGATAATGTTGCTTTCCCATGGTTCGCACCAGCTGGCTTCCAGCGCGGTATTGTAACTAATGCAACAGGCTTAGGTTACATTAATTCTGCAACAGCAGAGTTTGTAAGCGTTGCACTAAGCGAAGGTCAAAGAGATAGCTTGTATATCAACAAGCTCAACCCAATCAGCAACTTCCCAGGAAGAGGTATTGCTGTGTTTGGTCAGAAGACTCTAAACCCAAGCGCAAGTGCATTGGATCGTATTAACGTAGCACGTCTAGTTGTTTACATTCGTGAACGCTTAGACGATATCGTTAAGCCATTCTTGTTTGAGCCAAACGATGAAGTTACACGTCAGAACGCCAAGGTAGTAGTTGACCGTTTCCTAGGTCAGCTAGTAACACAGCGTGGCTTGTTTGACTTCCTAACAGTTTGTGATACAACAAACAACACACCTGCAAGAATTGACCGCAATGAACTACACATTGATGTTGCCATTCAGCCAATTAAGGCAGTTGAGTTTATCTATATTCCAATTCGTATCCAGAACACACTTGGTACAACTGGTTAATAGATTTCACAATAGTGAAACAGGAAAAGGGGCAGAAATGCCCCTTTTCTTTTGGAATTAAAACAAGAGTTTATGATTTTTGAAATAATATGATAAATATCTACATACAAAACTTATTTAAGTTTTAACTTTTTACAGTTCGTAGGAGAACAAGATGGCAAATATCAACACATCGGAAACCAAGAGTAAGTTTGGTGTTCCAATTACCGGTACAAGTGGTTCAGGCATTTTGATGCCTAAGCTAAAGTATCGTTTCCGTGTTAGCTTTTTAGGTGGTTTCGGTGGTGAAGCTGAATCAAGAGTTTTAACACAAAACGTTCAGAACGTTACCCGTCCTAAGATTACATATGAAGAAGTAACACTTGATAGTTACAACTCAAAGGCATATGTACAAGGCAAGCACTCATGGGAACAGGTAACTGTTGTGCTACGTGATGATATCAGCAACAGCGTAACAAAGATGGTAGGTTCTCAAGTACAGCGTCAGGTAAATCACTTCCAGCAAACAACCGCTGCCGCAGGTTCAGACTATAAGTTTGACATGCAGATTGAAGTGCTTGACGGTGTTAACGCTGGCGCAAGTGAAGTTTGGTTCTTAGAAGGTTGCTTCTTAACAAACGTTGACTATAGCGATGCTGATTACAGCGCAAACGATCCTGTACAGATTACTCTACAGGTTCGCTTTGATAACGCAACACACTATCAGGGTGATAATGATGTTAACGGTCGTGTAACAGCAGGTAATCCATTCCCTGAAGCAGTAGCATTTAACGAACCTGGTACAGGCGTTTAATAGGTTAGAGGAAAAAGTATAGCGGAGTCTCGTCATGGGTTTATTTGATAAACTAGGCATAGGATCAGGACGATCATTTTATGCCCGAGACTTCCGCAATGCCTATCACCTAAGACCTGATAATAATCCTCCTCGACAAAAGTTTCAAGGCTATGTAAACTTTGTTCTTAATAGATCATTGTTTGCTAGCCTTTTTGGATCAGTTGATAATAATGTTTTTAGAACACAAATTAGTAGTTTAGTTCGCAAGGCATCTTTGCCAGACATTACATTTAAAACTGAAACTAAAAATTCATATAATCGTAAAAAAATAATTCAAACAGGCGTCGACTATTCTCCTGTCTCGCTTACTGTTATGGATACAGTGGGTAATGAGTGGCTATCATTGATAATGAAATATTATGCATACCACTTTATGAATGTCAGAAATAAGACATTAAGAAATGATAGAGACCCAGTAAAACCTGCAAGTACTAGCACACTAATATCTAACTCAGCATTTGGTGGCTTTGCCGGCGCAATGAAGCAAGCAACCGGCGAACCAAATTTTGATCAAGAAACTACATTTGACAGTAATGCCTATGGTTATAACGTTAACCAAGATCCAAACTTCTTTGAAAGAGTTGATTTTATATTATACCATGCAAACAAAGGTGTTCAGTATAGTATTATAAATCCTACACTAAAGTCAATAAAAATGGGTGACATTGACTACTCATCTAGTGATATATTTGAATATGAATTAGAATTTGATTATGAGAATTTTGTACCTTATAGTGTAACTAACTTTGTTTTAAACGATGCCGATGTGCAACGATTTGAGCAAGCGTATAAATTTATTGGCCCAGCATTCGAAGAAGGCCGCAAACCAATTGCAATTGGAACCACTGCTTCACCGTCCAATAAAGACGGCAGCGTCAGTACATTAGACTTTTTAGGTATACCAAATGGCGCAGCAACAGGAACGGCACAACCTCGAGCAGGTCAGCCTAAACCAGTTCAACCGGCACAGGCCGGAAGCCCACCACCCGCAGGCCAGCAGCCACAATCTGCACCACAATCGCAACCTGCCGCTAAAGATGCAGCAGGCGCAGCAGGCAAAGATGCATCCGCAACAGCCGCCGCAACAGTACCTGGTCTCATTCAAGGCGAGAAGAAAGCCAAGTTGCCTGATGTATACGGTGATTCAGCTAAGTTTGCATCTGCAATAGGTAAAACTAAGAAAG